TCCCCTTAACCACTACGACTTACTAGTGTATACCTCGTCGATTGAACACATGACTCCTGATAGGGGTAAACAGTCACTTGTGGAAGCTCGCAAGGTCGCGAGGAAGGGTGCAACGCTTTTTCTATCCTGCCCCGTCACCCCCGAGGGTCAGGACGGCTACAATACACAATATTCTGCTCATGTGTACGAGTGGAAGAGGTCAGAAATCGAACAAGGGTTGAAAGACACCGATTGGCAACTGGAGGAAGCCTATGGATTACTCGTTAACAAATGTGACCTATTACCCCGTTTGACTAGTGAACTGCGCCGCGCCTTCGAGAGGCAGGCCGAATATATTCCCTGGGAATGGCTGATGCCCATTTGGGCGAGCCAGTTTCCAGAGGTCGCCAAAGAAGTGGCGTACACTGCAAAAGCATTGTAAGGAGATCAAAATGCCTACATTCAAGCAAGTAAACCCAGATGAAATTGAGCTGCTACGAGGTAGGGCTAGAGGTCGCGTTTCCTACCCTATTATCAAGGGGTTCTTAGAAACTGGCTTCTACATCGCTCAGGTTGATCTATCCGATACCACGCGGAAGGCGCCGACGATGCATGTACTATTGAAGTCCTATGTCCAAAACCACGACACACCTGTCAAGCCCCTCCTACGTCGCAATACCCTCTACCTAATGCGCCTCGATGTTGACAAAGAAGGCAATCCAGTTCCGAATTGGCGTGCCATTCGCGATGCGGACATTGAGGGTGAGGTTACGGATGCCGGCGTAACCGAAATAATCGCCAAGCCCGTTGTGGAAAAAGGGGCTAAGGCAAAATGAGCACTAACTACCAGGTAAACGAGATATTCCAAAGCATCCAAGGCGAGGGGGTCCTCGCTGGCATACCCGCAACCTTCATCCGTCTGCAAGGCTGTAATGTTGGCTGCAACTTCTGTGACACCAAGTACACGTGGAAGGCTGGCGGCAAGTCCATGACGGTCGACGAGGTCATCGTCGCATGCAAGCCCCTTAGACCGTTGGTGGTCGTGACAGGCGGCGAACCTACGTTGTACGACCTCGACGAACTGTTTGTCGAGCTCCGTGACGCAGGTCAGACTCTGTGGAGCCATGACTTCCGCATCCAACTCGAGACGTCGGGACAGAACTCCTTGAGGGGTGCTCGCACTCCGGACTTCATAACCTGGTCTCCGAAGGCTAACCTCAAGTATGACGCTCCGAAAGACATCAAGGCCCAGGCCTTTGAGGTTAAGTGGGTTGTGGACGACATTCTCGACCTGCACCTCGTCGAAATAGTCATGCAGGAGGTCAACGCGGTTTCGGCGCGAAACCCCATATGCGTCTTGATGCCGGAAGGCTGTCCACCTACACAGGAACACGCGCTGAAGGCGGTATCTTGGCTAAGCAAACACTCAGACTGGCGTTACGGCGACCGCCTACAATTCCGAATTGGGGTAAAGTAACATGACAACAAAACCAAAACCCCGCACGGACGCCATTGACGAAAGTGGTATGACGGATATCCTCTCTCGCATATTCGGCGAAAATGTTTGGGACGACGACGTAAGTCAAACCGCAAAGCGCTGGTTGAAAGCAATGCAAGAGTTCACCCCACAGAAGACTATGCCCTTTAAGTTCACCGTGTTCCCTGCATCCGTCAACCAGTTGATCGTCGTGTGTGGTATCCAATTTGCAAGCCTATGTGCCCATCACCTATTCCCATTCGTTGGCGAGTGCCATGTGGGATACATCCCAAATAGGAAGCAGGTCGGTCTAAGTAAGATCCCTCGCTTAGTACACTGGTTTGCGACGCAGCCTCAATCTCAAGAAAAGCTAACGTCAGACATCGCTACCTTTCTCAAGCATGAACTCGAGGCGATGGGAGTCGCGGTTGTTATCGAAGCGACTCATACTTGTATGTCAGCTCGCGGTGTACGCGAGCATAACGGTATCATGCGGACTTCCGAAATGCGTGGACTATTTTTAACCGCTTCTGAGGCCCGCAATGAATTCCTTACTTTGATCGGGAGGTCAACAAAATGACTAAGCCTCTGAGTGTAAGAGCGGCACTACAAACGGTTATGGATCAAGTTGACTACACCTCTGGCGCTTGCAGAGTAACCGAAATGGTTGGCGCTGTCTTATCCAAAGACGTAATCGAGCTTGCCAAAGAAGCCATTCGGGCAGCGTCCGACAACGCCCTCCAAGTTTGCCAACTACTACTTCGGTTTGCTGATAGTAAATATGATGAACAGGAAGCCAGCGACGCAGGTGATATCCTTGCCGAGGCTATTAACCTTGCTCGTGAAGTCTTAAAGGAGCCCAAATGAAACTGATGGTGATAGCACCCCCGAATGCGTTGAGTGTACTGACTACTATGCGGTTGAGCGCACATCTCGTTCTTGCTCAGCATGTGCAGGATCCTATCTATAGGGCTTTCTACCAATCGGCACAGCGTCGTGGCGCTTTCATTATGCTTGACAACGGCGCAGGGGAGCTAGGCCGCTCACTCCCAATTGCGGACCTCGTCGAAGCGGCCAATGAGGTGCATGCAGACGAAATCACCTTACCCGACGTACTCGGCGATGCTGATGCTACACTCAGCGCAACGAGGGCCGCCATGCCTGACGTACCTAGAAAAGCCCGAGCTGTATGCCCTCATGGTACTACCTGGGACGAGTGGGAGGCATGTGCATACGCAATGGTACAATGGGGCTGTGCAACCATTTGTATAGGCCGCTACGACAACCTTCCTGGAGGGCGTATCCCAGCACTTGCAATAATCCTTAAAAACAATTGGCAATGGACACATCATATTCACTTGTTCGGTTGTTCCGAGCCGCCACTCGCGGAGACTCGTCGTGAGCTTGCAGCCGCACCGTGGATTCGTTCGATGGACACAGGAGCAGCGGTAGCCTTCGCCCAAGAAGACTGCCTTATTAACGATGGTGCTGGACACGCTTCATTGAAATGGGGGGCACCTTTCAACTCTCGGTATACCGAGCAAAACATCGACCTGTTACTTGACATCTGTAATGGAGAGCGACCTTGCATGTTACATTGAAAAATCAAACCACGAAAGAAGTCGAAGGTGTCCTTTGTGTTAATAGGGAAACACATACCTGCATCATACTACAAGCGGACGTGGATAGGTTGGAAGACTTGGTAGCAATTGCCCGAGCGATGAAAGTTCCTAACGTGCAGCTAATAGTACCCAAAGCTGCAGTTAAGGAGCTCGAAGCCTACGGTTGGGCGCCCATACCTGACTTGGTAGTGGTAACAAAATGAAAAAGAAGCCGCCTGTCACGAGCGAGAAGGTTAAAAACGCTTATCGTATTATTTGTGCGCATTCAGGAATTACTAAAGCAGCCCTGTGCAAGGAGCTCGGTATTCGCTCGCAAAATTTGGATGGGCTGCTAGCAGGATTGGAAAGGGCAAACATGCTCGTCTCCGAAGCGTACGGCGCTTACTACAAGTTTGAGGCTAAACCATGAAACCTAAAGCACCGTTTGCGGAATGCAACCTGTGTACATTGAAGAGTGAGCCCTTTGTGCCTTCTAGCGGTAAGTTCGACGCAGCTCTTGTTTGCGTCGGAGAGGCCCCAGGAGGTGTGGAAGTAGAACAAGGGAAGCCTTTCGTTGGCCCTAGCGGACAGCTTCTCGACGCGGCCGTAGCACAGGCTCAAGGAAACCCTCTCGATTCTTTTCGGACAAATGCGGTACTATGTCGTCCGCCGGGTAATCGCGATCCTTCGCAAACGGAGATTGCGTGCTGCAATCAACGGCTAGTACAAGAGCTTCTCCAAACCAAGGTACCTATTCTCTTGCTTGGGAAGGTCGCTTGCGAGGCGCTCGGTGTAGATGCTGGTCAGCAAGGTGCGTGGTTACAATGGCAGGGACACTGGGTGATACCAGCTTGGCATCCTGCATACGTTTTACGCAAGGCAGACGAAGCATCGGTGTTCCTAAAAGAAGTTGAGTCTGCTATACAAGGCCCGGAAAAAAGGCGAGAGTTCCACCCTAAAGTCGTTTGGGCAGAGTCCGCCGAGAACTTGAAGGTGCTGTTGGACGAATGTCCCGACGGCGCATGGGTGTCTTTCGACCTAGAAACCGATCAGGTTCAGTGGTACGATACGCCAGAAGTACCTCGGGACGCGATACTTATGTTGCAGCTCGCTTGGTGTGAGGACTTCGGTATAGTGGTCTCAGACGAACTACTTTACGACAATCCGAAGGTTCCTGAAATCCTACGGGAGTTCTTTGCTCGGGTGAAGACGGTAGGACAGAATGCAAAATTCGATTGTATATTCCTACGAAGCCATTTAGGTATCGCACCGTTCCTAGACTTCGACACGATGCTAGCCCAATATTGCGTATCACCTTTGACCCCGGTACTAAAGACCGACCTGACTTGGGTGCCTGCGGACTCCTTGGCACCTGGCGACGAACTGGTAGCTTTTCAAGTGCAGGATACCTCTCAGGCCCTACCGGCTGTAGTAGTCGCCACCAAAAAGCAGGAAGCCGAATGCTACGAAGTTGTAACCACTGAAGGGACGGTAGTATGCAGTAAAGGCCATCGCTGGCCCTGCCATATCAATCATCAAGGTTATGTGCACTATCAGACAACAGAGCAGTTAGCACGCTCTAGGGGGCAACGAGACCTAATGTACTTCTGCGCTCCCTGGGAGGTAGACGTTACCTACGAGGGAGGCTACATTGCAGGCATACTTGATGGTGAGGGCTCCCTGGGCTGCGCCAACGGGGGCAAGAAGGCGGGGACGCAAGCCTACGACGTAAGCATCTCCCAAAACCCGGGTGTTGTACTTGACCGTGTTTCGGCTATTCTGGAGCGGAAGGGATTCAAAACGCGCCTTAGTAAGCTTGGCGATGGCTTGTGCATGCAGCTCCATTTTCGGGGAGCTCGTGAGGGCTTACGAGCTTTGGGTACTTTCCGTCCTGTCCGTCTATTACCGAAGGCTCGGCAACTATGGGAGGGTAGACGTAAACACCGAAAAGCTTCTATCCTGGCAATCAACTACCTTGGTATTCGGGAAGTAATCGGTATCGAGACTACTACTGGTACCTTTATCGCGAACGGGTTTTTGAGTCATAATTGTCTTGATGAGACAATGCCTTTAGGGCTGAAGAAAATGGCAACCCTGGAGTTCGGCATTCCTGATTACGAGCCGGAGCTGGTTACGCAGTATCTAACCTCCCGGAATGACCGGTATTCAAAAGTCCCTCCCGATAAGTTGGCACAGTATGGGGTTTTAGATGTTGTAGTCACACTTGCACTACGTGAGGTCCTCGAGAAAAGACTCCGCGACGCGGGGCAGTATGAATCGCCGTTTATGAATATCATTATGCCTGCATCTCGCATGCTCGAGAACGCAGAGCTCCGGGGGTTGTTAGTAGACAACAACGCACTCGAGACAGCCGGTGAGCGGTTTCAAAAACTCATTGCCGAGAAGGCTGCAGCCCTTAGGGAGTGCGTAGAAGAGCCCGACTTGAATCCTAATGCTCCAACACAAGTGGCTGCAGTACTCTACGATAAACTAAAGCTCCCGATGCCGCACGGCTACAAGATACAACCTCGGTCGACGGGAGCTCCCGCTCTCGATCAGCTAAAAGGACTCCACCCGGTGATTCAACTTTTGGAGGAGTATCGTAGAGTTGCGAAGCTGTACTCCTCCTACGTTAAGAATGTTGTAGCGTTTCGCGATAATCAAGGTCGCGTACATGCCCGCTTTTTGATTCAGGGGACGGAGGTTGGAAGGTTGGCTGTCCGCGATCCTGCTTTGCAAACTATCAGTCGCCCGGATGATGAGTATGGTGGAATGGTTCGTAGTATGTACGTTGCAGCTCCCGGAAAGGTACTTGTCATTGCAGACTACAGTCAAGCTGAACTGCGGGTATTAGCTGCATACAGTAAAGAGCCTTTCCTTCTGGACGTCTATGCTCGCGATCGTGACCTACACGAAGAAGTTGCCTTGGTAATGTTTGGACCCCAGCGTACCAAGGCGCAGCGGGCGATATGCAAAATGTTCAACTTTGCCTATGTCTACGGCGGCACGATATATTCGTTTGCGGAAGAGTTGGGATTGCCGTTGGAAACAGCTCGCCAGTTTGTACGCAAGTATGACGAGAATATGCCTGTAGCGCTCGCGTGGAAAAAGGAGCAGTTTGTCAAAGCGCAGGCGGATGGGTATGTCGAAACAATCTTTAGGCGGCGTCGGCACTTTCCACTCATAACCAACGACAACATAAAGGATGTGCGAAAGGCTAGTGTACATATGGTGGTTGCGGGAACTGCTAGCGATCTCACGCTAAGGTCTTGCATCGAGCTTGAGGCCTTAGGGATACCCGTAGTACTTACGGTACATGATAGCGTTATGGCCGAAGTGGATGAGGAGACTGCTAAGGCCGTTGGTGAGCGGATGCACAAAGTGCTGATGGGGATGGGAGAAAGGTATTTGCCGGAGGTGCTGTGGAAAGTGGATGTTGAGATCAGGCGTAGGTGGTACGGAGATGATTACTTGACCTTAGAGGATGGAGAGTGGGTGGAGCATGAGACTAAAGGAGTTATTGGATGATTACCCTAGAGGAGTTGGTTGAAGAACGAAAACAAAAGGCGAAGGCTCGTTCAAAGCGCCAGCGGGATAACATGTCCGGGGAGCAGAAGCGGAAGGATCGGGCAACGAAGAAGCGGTACCTCGCGACACCTAAGGGAAAGGCGGTAGTCCGCACTGCTATGAGGCGACAGCATACCAAGCGAAGGGCCTTCCTACGTGAATACAAAGCAGCCCGAGGATGTCTGCGGTGTGGTGAGCATAATTGGGTTGTGTTAGAACTGCATCATAGAGACCCCGGTGAGAAAGAGCTTACCAGCACACAGTTTGCTTGTGTGGGCACTGAGAAATTGGAAAAAGAGCTAGCGAAATGTGATGTCCTTTGTGCTAACTGCCACCTCATTGTTGAAGCCGAAAGGCGTCAAGTTAAGGAAGATGAAAAGTGACTAGGCCGGCGCTACGCGATGCTACCGAAATAGTACTTGCACATGGGCGGGCTTATTTGTATCGTGCCAAATACCCACAGCTAGTAGTGTTCACTAGGTATGTTTCTGAGCTTGACTTGCTTGTACGTACATTTGGGGGGCACACGTATAAGCACTTAGCTGGGTACGTTTGGCAGCTGAGTGCCAAAGCGGGGCTTGCTGCACTGCTTGAGAAGGTGAAACCGCACCTACCCTCGGAGACCGGTTTCGAACACGTGTTAGACAAAAAGTGACCCCGCACCTCCTCTAAAGTGCGGGGTTGTGTCGATGACGCGAGACTAGCTGAGCTTCTTCCCGAGCAGGGGAATACTGCCTGAGCTCAACGCCTTATGGAATAGCGGAGCAGCGGCAATCTGTGTAATGAAGCCCAAGATGAACGTCAGGATGGTAGCAATCTTGAGGGCGGCCTCGTTTAGGAATGCGGGGGTCAAGTCTGGTTTGAAGATACCCAGGACCGCAACGGTGATGAACATCACCAAGCCAAGGCCTGAGGCCCAGTATGCTGACGCGCCTTCCTTAATCACGCCGAAGACCTTCAGGATGTTCACGATAACCGCCACGAGAGCGGCGACTCCCAATAGGGAGACAAACTGGACGGTAAGTCCGACGAGCATGTCTAACATATTCATAGTTCTCCTTTCGAACGGCTCTGTTGAATGACAGAACCGGAGTTACCGTATTACGGCTCGAAGGTCACGTTACCCAAAAACCATGATCTGAGATCTGTTGGCTCTCTGTTAATCTGCCCCGGCGGTAATTTTGATACTGTCACTCCGTAAACAACAGATGCGCCCCACCGAACGGCTGTGTTGTAATCCACCTCTACCACTATCTTCATGTAGACGACCATGCCATATATATCTGCCGGTCGTGCACAGTCCATCACGTAGAAGGGACCCTCATAGTCGCCAAGAGGTCGGCGCAACCAAACAGAGTCTCCAATATCAGCGCAAAACATCAGGGCTACAGCCCCAACATACTCACTGCCGTAGTAGCGGCCTGTGTTATCGGCTACAAGCTCCATCATACCGGGACCGTAAGAGTCTGCTACACCAACAACTAAATCGGGCATTGATAGACTCAGAGTATCATAGGACACCATACCAGGGATCCAATATTTGCCGTGCCAAAAATACCCACCACTTGCAGGGGTTGGAGACGAAGGTGTCGCTGTCGGTGTTCGGCTAGGAACGGTCGTAGCAGTCGGCGGTTTGTGGGTAGGAGTAGGCGATACCGTAGCCGTAATAACGACTGGTGTGCCAGTGAGCTGCGTTGGTGTTACTTTTGTACAAGTAGCTAGCAGCAATAGTAGGGCGATTAGCGATGCTCTTCTCATTTTGCCTCGATGGGTCTAGTCATATTATTGTCGGCTCCCGAACCAGCCAGCGATGCTTGAAAACACCGCTGAAATTATTACGGCAATCGCTCCAACTATTCGGTCAGAACGTCCCAGATCTCGACGCAATGTATCGACGCGCTCATTAGATGTTGCCATGTACTTGACAACATCTAATTGCCAGCTAGCAATGCCCTCTTGGTTCGCCACGATCTGAGCCAGGCGGGAATTAATAGCCCTTAACTCTGCGGCGACTTCTCCAGCCCGGAAACGACTATTTGTTTGCTCAGCCATGTTGTCTCCTTTAGATGACCTGTACCGGGGGACCTTTTCGACCTGGTACCGGCCACGATCCGCGATATTCAACTTGTATCAGCACTTGAGTAATTCTACGAAAGTTAGTAGGGGTTGCGTATTCGACTCCTGCCAGGACTTGAGTGACACGCCTAACATTAGTAGGGGTTGCGTATTCGACTTCGGTCAGAACCTGTGTAACTCTGCGATCAGCCATATTATCTCACAACCGCTCCCGCTTGCAGGGCATTTACTTTTGCTTCTGTCCAAGTAGGATCCTCGCCCCCTGCAGGGTCTACAAGGTACTCCGCAGATAAATAGCGTGCATAGGCAAGCGTCAAGGCTTGGTCTGCGCCCTGGGCGTCTGTCGTAGCGCTGCGTAGAAGTGTGGCAATCTTGTCTCCGTCTGCTGCCGTTTCCAGAGCATCTACCTCTACCCATACTCGAGCAATGGAAGCACCAGACGGCAGTCCAGCAAGATCAGATAAAAGGTAAGTGGACTTTTTGTTCACAGTAGACTCATAGACGTAGTCGGCATTGGCTGGGATCTCATTCACGCAATCCCAGGCGTTGCCAGTACTAGCAATCAGATCGGCGTATTCAGCCGCGCCAGTAATAGGGACTAAAGCGGCCAACACCCCACCATCTCCACACCAGGAATTGTCAACCGCGCCGGCGGTATCATTAAAGGCAATATCATCATACCAAGTGGCTTGAGCTGCTTGAGTACTCCTCAATTGAAACCTATTCATTGCAGCTTGTACATTTGTTGCACCGGACCAATCAAGAACAAGCGCCCCATCAAATTTAACCTGAAAAACTCCATTGGGGGCTGCGGCGAGTTTGACATGAACCTCAAATATGTGCCACTCGGTGACAGACATACTGAACACAGAACTTGTTGCCCGCAGTGTCGTACCGTCATACATCTCTATAGTTGCTGCGCCCGCGCCGAAGGTTTTGGTTCTTAATGAACCGGCCTCACTCGCATCGTTGAGCCACTCAAAAAAGCGAGCAACCCCCGCTGCATCAAACGCAACAGCAAAGCGGATATAAAATTCTGTTGTAGAGACAATAGTTCTTTCCGCGTAGGCAATACCAGAAGCGGAATAAATTTGATATGAATAAACACCTGTCCTTTTCTTCACACTACTGACCCAACCGCCAGGTGTGGTTGACCACCTCAGCATATCACCACTTTCTGCACCATCTGTAAATAGTCGAGTCATGTTATTCTCCTGTAGGGTAGCATTACCAAAGATTATACTTCGCTCTGAAGTATTCCTCAACAGCAGCCCTTGTTACCGCGTCTGTAGAATGATCAACATCGTAAACTGCTATTTCCGCAATGTCTCCTGTTAGGCACCTACTGCTGTCAGCACTCTCTCCAATCGCGAAACCATCATTGCCAGAACCGGCTGCACCACCTGCATAAGAATTAATAAGAGTTCCGTTCTTATAAATCTTTGGGGTTGTTGTGGCAGCATCGGTATAAAGGCAGACAAGTACTGCAGCAGTGCCATAACCTATGCCCGAGTTGATCCAACGGACGTATTCATAAAGTGCGATCATGTTGTTGCCGTTGCCGTCAAAATCGTTGCCGCCGACACCGAGGGCTATACCGCCACCGCCCTGACCATTCTTAAGTGTAGTCCCTTTAACCGATGCTGCATACTTAACAACCGTATAATAGGACGCAGTTGCGATTGTAGGCGTTGCCTTCGCTGGTGCAAGTAAACCCTGCGAGGCCGAGTTATCAAATCTTACAATGGGCAAACCATTTATAATATTAGTCTTAAAAATAGGGCGCTTTGAGTCTGTTGCTTGAACAGGAGAGTTTCCGATTATCAGTTCGGTCCAGGTTGCGACATGATCGCCATCATTCAGGGTAAGCTTATCAGCTGAGACACGAAACTTCAGATGCTCTACTGGCGGACCTTCGGCCAATGGCTGTACACCAGGAATGTATCCCAAACTTCGTGTACGCCTGTAGTGAGTCAGATAGTCGGGCATAGGGTTAGTCCGTTATCGCATTCACAAAACCATGGATCGTTATTACGTTTGCAGCAGCTGCGAAAGCAGTTACTGCACAACCATTCTGTAGAGGGAGACCAGGAACAATCAACATCAATCCTGACTGGGATGCAACATTGACCTTAATTGTATCATCAGGCACTGTGACGCCGCCGAATTCTATGGTCAGTAACCGCGTAACAGTATCACTATTGTAAGCAAATAACCATATTTCATCATAGGTGCCTGGTGTAGTTCCGGCCACAGCAGTATGAACGGTTGTACCTAGCGTTGCAGTTGCTACAACCTTGATCCCTCTTCCGTTTGTCGAACCCGATAGTTTTCTCTTTACGGCAGTTGCCATATTATGTCTCCTTAACTAAATACTTGAACTACCAAAAAGTCTGCCCCGCCGCCACCGCCCGGAATTGTCACGAGGGTTTTTGAACTGCCTGGAACATCGGTAACAGTAACTCCCACCCCTGCAAAGTCAAGATTTGGTTCGGCAGCAAGCGGCGTTCCCTCATCTTGAATAACGTGACCCCCGCCTGCACCCGGCGCACCACCATCTCTTATAAGTTTCCCAGTCGTCGTATCAAAAACAGCCATGTTCCCATCAACAGCATCTGCTGGACCTACTACATCGCCACCGCCTGCAGGAACTGTACCACCATCCTTGATATGATAACCATCTGTATCGAATACTGCTAGATGTTCATCGGTTGCAACAGCATCACCATAAACATCGCCGCCTGCACTAGGTGAACTCACCCAGCCTGCATCTTGTCTCGAGTAGGGCGTGCTATCTATAGGCGCTTCTTCTATACCTGCTTCGGGGAGATCTTTTGCCTCCCACTGGTCGTTTACGTCAACCCACGTTAAGACTTGTGCATCACCTGGAGTAATATCTGCATCAACAGTCGTCCCAGCGATTGCGGCTGCGTCATCTACAATGCCATCATCATCAGTGTCATAGATGGACTTAAGCATATCCCCCACCTCCCCCATAGGAGAGTTAAATGTAGCAATAACGTGAACGGTTAAGTCTTCACCTGCGTAGGTACTTCCAACTTGGTCCATATCAGCTGATAAGTAGTCGCCATCAGCCCAAGAAGTATCGTCCACAGTTACTGAAAAACCAGTGTGTGCACCATCGGCAATCTGTGGTCGATGTGCCTGGTTCGTGAAGATAGTTGTTCCGTTCTTATGAACATCTACAATAATCGCAGCCCCAGTCGGCGCGACAGTAGCTGTAAGATAAACCTGAGAGATGGTTGCCGTTACACCTAGTTTGTTGTATATCCGGATCGTACCACCAACAGCAGTTAACCTACCTTCAAAGGTAAAAACAGCTGCACGTGTTGCTATTGGCGCTCCCTCTATCGTAACCATCGTGGCAGCATTGCCTGGATCGTTTTCTGCCAAGACACCTGTACCTTTGAAGTTTAGGTTTGGTTGTACCGCTAGTGGAGTACCTTCATCTTGTATTACGTGACCGCCTCCCGGGATTGTCACCAAAGTCTTAACACTACCTGGAACATCTGTGACTGTTACTCCTGCTCCCGCGAAGTCGAGATTTGGCTCAGCATCAAGAGGTACCCCTTCGTCCTGGATAACGTGACCACCACCGGTACCGCCACCGGTAGAAACAAATCGTAAGTCTACGAAGTCATTGACGTTGCCGGTACAGCGTAGTGCTGTTTGGCCATAGTATAGCTTGGCCGCACAAATAGCTCTGTCTCCGTCTTCCAACTCTGGGATGTCAGTTTCTGTTAGCATCATGTATGCTGAGATGAATGGGTCCGCCTGTTCCGCTACAAGATCGCCATCTCGAACTGCAAAGATCCCATCTATATCAGCAACGATGACGGCGAATCTTGCACAACCCGTAGTAATGGATGTGACACTGTCTGCTAGACTGACATTAGTTATCTGAGAGTACACCTTCCAACCAGTGGTCGTGCGGTAAGCATTTGGGTAGATATCTACAGTCAATGTACTAACAACAGGGTAATACATCGAAGGTAGGAACTGTTCGCCTCGAACATAGACAGTATCTCCACTCGGCCACTCATGTTGTTTGTGGTGCCAGACAGGACCAACCCCAGTACCAACACCAACACCAACACCAGGAACACCATAGAACGAATCTCGCACTCCCAAAACTTGTAAGGTACCTGGATAGCTACTAGCCGGATCATAACCAATTTTGACTTCTAGCCCTGATAGATTGGGAACACGAACATTTAGAACATTATCAAGGACTACCCCAGTCTTAAGTGTTACATAGATTATCGACGTCTTACCTGGTACTTCTATGATACCCGTCGAGAGATTACCAATAACGCCAAACAAAACGTTGGGCTTCTGTTGGTAAATCTCTAATCGCTTGGTTACAGCATCTTTTATCTTCATAGCTATTCTAGACACAAACGTTATATATATTAACAGGGCCAAGACCTGCAGACCAGGGGACGATTACGCTCGCTGCAATTATTTGCAATGCCCCTTCTTGATGCACGGTAACATCACGAACAGATGGGTTTGGGAGGGCGGTTTGGGCACAACCAGCGTGCCACGTCCCGCCCCACGAATTTACAGGGTCAGGATCCCCTGCTACGATACCTGTAAAATAGATAAGACCGAAATAATCCCACTGACAAAGGCTTGCTCCATACCCTGGGCCTACAGGAATAAGAGGACCCGCTGATCCAATTCCTCCTCCAGCACTAATTTGGATATGACACAAAAATTTAGAAGATAGTCCTGGCTGCAATTTAAGATTTCCTGACACGTAGGGAAACGCTGCATAGTACCACCAAATACCAGCACCATAGGTATCGGCTCCCCAGTAAAACAGCAGTTGGTTCGTACCAGGGAAATATAGCTCCTGATGTGTAATTTCACAATGGGAAGAGCCATAACCGTACGGAGTGGCTTCAGCACCTGACTCCTCTTGAATTATTGGTGGGCCTTCACTATCCCCTCCTGCATCCATCACTAGTTCGTACCCAGCTATAGAGGTAGCAGCAGACTGAGCGAAAGTACCTTCCATGGTATAGACATTGCCGTTAATTGAGAGCACAGATAAGTTGCCGACAGCAACTCGTGTTCCGCTTGCATCGATACCATAAAGGTGTACGTGCGAGTAAGAATTTCCCCTGTTAATAATATTGAATATAAGAACCGTTCGATTAACTGCTGCTCCCGAGCGGAGAGTACTTGTGTGCCACAAGTATGTGCTATGAGTCCCAGGTGTCGTGAAACTCCCATCTATCCACGGTCTATCCCAATTGGCAAAGAATGGACCGTTTGCCGGAGAATCATCTAGGCAATCTTCTGACGGCGGTGGGGGAGGAGGAGGCGGCGGTGGCGGTGTCACAATAATCGGAATAATTGGGGGGAATATGGGGATTGGGTACTCAATAGGCGGAATGTCATCAGGTGGTTCAACGATGATGGGGATATCACCTGTAACCACGTTGACTACTTCAACAGTCTCAGGTTCGCCATCGACCTCGATTGATATGCTTTTAGCCTTGTCGTTGAATGCAATGGTCATTCCTCTTACAAATATGTTGTTGCTGATAGTGATCTCTCGGGGATTCATGTCAGTATCTGTTACCACAAACAGTTGTTGCTGCGGACACACGTCTACCAGTCTCATATTACAGGCTAACTCAATACGCAAGTCGGGATATTCGTTATTACGTTGAGCTAGAATGCGTGCAGCTAATTCGTTACAATGATCCTGGTCTGCTACAATTATCTTGTCTATCCCTTCTGTCCTACCATACCTACCCATAACATGACCATGAGCTAGCGCTCGTACCGCGTACCCTGTCACACCGTCAAACCAGACACCTGAAAGGTCAATCGTGCTAGTTGGGTCGACAGTCGAGCGCTCAACTTCTATCTCGCCTATGCGATCATATGCTTCAATGGTCATCACGTTAATGAAGTTTCTTTCGCCAAGTGGGACGTACTGGCCGTTAACTTCTATAAACAATCGTCCATACCGGTCACAACACGCCGTAGCTAACATCGTGCTGTACGCTTGACCTGTTATTTGTTCCCATAAAGAGCCTACTGACACCGACTCCATAGTGGGTATCAACTGAGTACTCCCCGTCAGTTTAACATCTATTACCACAGTAGCAGTAGAGCGCCAATGAAGCAGATCCCACAAGCCCTTGTCTACTGTCAGGTCTAGTACGTAGTTCCACTCTGTTGGGGCAGTCTCACTATGTCGTAGACCGGATATGAAGCCCTCCATTTGGTTGAGCCAGTAGTTAGGGCCGTGAGCGGTGAATGAAGCAGTCCCGCCGTCGATATCTAGTTTCAAGTCCTCTTTGTCTATCCAGCCACTGGCTATAATGTTCTCGCATCCGGGGATCTGCCCGATGCTAAGCTCCGTATGACCATTTAGTATTTGGATGGTTACAGAGGCACCAGCTGATTCGTCTACCAAAGATTCTGCAACAACGAGGTAGGACGAGCCGCTGCCAGAGAGGACAGTGAAAGTACCACGGTTGTGGGCCGACCCACTTACTTGAATAGTTGATCCTGCGAGGAATATATCTAGTCCCGAAGACTTCTTTATCTTGTGTGAGGAGGCCTCAAATGATATCGCTGCAGAAGTTAGGTGACTAGTTACATCCCCATACCAGTCTCGTGCAAACAAAATCACCTGTGCTCGGTCACGAACTAAGTCCAGGTCGGCGTGGCCGTACATAGTCACTTTGAAGTCCCAGCCGCCGCCCTGATAATCTCCGCGGCAGGATGCGAGTTTGAAGTCGCTAACTGGTAGTGACGTATCGTCATACACTACTGTAACACGACGTCCTGTAAAGCTCTTACCACCGATTGTCACTTCACAAGAAACTCGGTGCGTCCCAGGTGTGTGGAAGTGGATGGTTGGATTGGCTACAGAAGCGTTATCAATCGTGCCGGTTGCGGCAGTCCACGCATAAGTTTTTGCACCTGATGAACTAAGGCAGTAGGATTCGGACGCGTCCATTTGGGTGGAAACACTGTTACCTGGGTGCGCAGCCAAAACACCTTTATAAAACAACACGCGGTCTGGCCCCAGCACTGGCACAGGGTCTAGCAGTTCGTGCTGATCAGTGTACACAACGTTTCTATCCATGTAGTCAATGTGCTCGTCGCCGGACTGAACATACTTGTGGCGAGGCCATAGTCCATACTCGTCGATAACAGTCAAATGCATGTCATCAGCGAATTTCACTTCAGATGTTTCGCCGATGTAGAGCAGTGTGTCAGTGGCGGGGACTTCGGCTACACCGTCCTTACGTATTCGCGCTATTCCCAAGTCACAGCCTTCCTCCTCAGATCCTACTAACAAGGTCATATCAGGGAGGATATTAGCCCAAGAGCCAGGCACGTCGATGGTGTCGTACTCTATACTAGCAATCATATCGTTGTTAATGCTGGCGTTGTTGACTAGAGCCTTGAACACTATCGCAGGTTGGGGGAAAGCTAAATACAACCGACTGTGCTGCCCGTCGGTTCTCAAGTACGCTTTCTCGACGTCGGAAGCCTCTCTAATAGCCATTAAGGGTCTTCCTGCAGTTCCAACTGCCTAAATTCAAGGGTGAAGTCGAGAGCCTTGGTGTTGTCAGTTTCCTCGTCAATCGATGGCCATATCATCTGACACAAAAAGTACTTGGGAGCTCCGGCGTTGTCCTTGGTATATGTACGTATGTATACTGCCGATGATACTCCCGGGCAGAATTCACGTAGTTTGTCTCTCATGTTCCTTGGGAGGAAACCCCAGTGCCATGATGCAACAGGAGCACCAATACCCCGTTTGCTCCCGTCAGCTAATTCTACTATTGATGAGTACAACGAGAACGTAGACTTAGGTGGAATGATAGGGACCGCAAGTTCCTCTAAGTTGGTTATCGGGTCTGCCCCTCCCGTCATAGTAGTGCCGATCATAAAGAGATATCGAGTAGTCATTGTTTCATCGCCTCCGCAACCACCTCATATGAAACTTCGTACATATCGCGTCTAATGGCTGCACGATCAGCTTCGGTTACGCCAGTAAACTGTATGGTACGTTGGTCTACATACCTGCCGCCACGGCCGCCCCCGCCCATCATAGCAGCAAGAATACGCTCTTGAGACAGCTGGCCTCCAATAGCACGTTCTGCTATTTGTGTAGAGCGGTTGTTCAAAACGAACTCTTTTTTCCGTCCCTCTCCTAACCAGTAAAGGCCGTAATCGGCGTACCCACCGGCCGCTTTGGTGCCGGTAGGAGCTGGCAAGTTTAGTTGAGCGGCCCTAATCAACCACGCTCGAAAGCTCGCGACCATTTTAGCCGTGGCAGCTTGAACAGCTGCAAGATCACCCAAGATAGCTGCATCGAGACTTCGCAGCCTATCTTTGAAAGCCGTCTCCAACGTGGAGATTTGTTCTCTGTAGGAGTCAGCAAGTGCTGCCACTTGGTCGTCATACTCGGCCTTCGCGCGCGCCACAGCATCCGCATGGTCAGCGGCCATCTGTTCCATCTCGATCTTGTGTTGTGCCGCGTTGTCGGCTAGTCTCTGTAGAAAGTCGCGCCGCCTTGTAGCACGCTCCTGAGCGAACTGTGATTCCATCTCGCGCAAGCGTGCCGCAGTCTCACTACTAAGCCGACTAACTTCTAATGCAAAGTCTTCTTCTTTACGCCGACGTTCCAACTCATATTGCTCGTCCTCGCGTATCATTGCCAGCCCGTCACGAGTTTCGAGTAAGTCTCTTTGCCTAATCTCGTGATCTTCCAAATCGCGGGCCATCCCGAGCTGGTGGTCCTGTTCCATTTCCTGAAGTCTCTTATTGTTGTCCGCCAGAGCTTGTGTTCTACTCGCGTAGTATTGACGCTGTGCGTCCCCCTCGCTTTGTATGTAGGCACGCCAGTCTCGAGAAACTCCAAGATGGTAACTTGTTTCTGCCGCCGCTCGCTGCTTGGCGTAGTCTGCAGCGGTCTGTGTACGTTGCTTCTCGTAGGCAACCTCTAAGGCTGCTCGCTGCTTGCCGTAAGACTCAGTAGCAGCAGTTATCTGTTTGTTGTAGTCTATGTACAGTTGGAGGTTTTGCTTTACAAATAAGTCCATGTAGGCGGCAGTACCTGCTGCAGGCGCCTTCTCGCCTTCAAGTTTGAGGGGCAACCAACTTACAATTTTCCATATGGCCTTGGTAGCGGTATCTGATAGTACTCCAATTTTCTCTAACCCAAGGAGAGCAGCACCCCAAATACTCGCCGAACCTTTTTCAAAGGTGGCCAGAATGTCTCTGAACCCCTGCTTTTCGTACTCAGGACCATATATTAACTTCGCGATTGCATTGCCTAGGGATAACCCGACTTCAGCTCCGATGATGAGAGCGGCGGCTGTTATCATGACCGTCCCTACAGACAGCTTGGTAGCAGTAGCTGCTGCGGTCGGTGCTACAGTTGCTACCGCAGGTGAAACATACCGACCAGTTGCTAAACTATAATATCCGCCGGCTTTAAGGCCATAACCAGCTGCGAGCGTCGCCTTTGCTGCAGCACTAGCTACAGTAGCAGCAGTAGCAGCTGCAGTAGCGGCAGTACCGGCGGCAGTAGCGCCAGCAGCCCCCGCTTTCCAGACTGCCGCCTCGGCTAACCTAGCTTTTTCCCAAGCGGCTGCTGTCCCTGTAGCCTGAGCGATCGCCGCTGTCCGCTGAGCTGTTGCTACTAGCCCTGTAGTTGCAGCTCCTGCAAGAGGTACGCCGGTAACTTGTAGTGTAGCGGCTGCCATATGTATATTGGCTGCTTCAAGGTCTACGGCAGCTGCCGCCGCGTTTGTGGCCGATGCTGCTTCCACTGCAGCCGCGGCGGCCACCTGAGCACGTGTTGCTAGCATATAGCCGATGTCGGCGTAAATCTTGAAGCCCTTAGAGACTGCTATGCCTATAGCAGAGAGAACAGCGACTACGCCCGCTACGTTTACAGCCGCCTTGAGTAAGTCCGGATGCTTCTCAGCAAATGTAGCTGCCTTGTCCGCCAACGCAGCAGCCTTTTCAAGCAATGGTAACATCACCCCCGCTAGCACAGCCCCTCCGCGAGTCTGGGAGGTTGCTAGGCTGTCGGCCGCTACCCGCCACGCTTGAATAACAGGTGTAGAAGCCTTAGCGTTGTTAACAAACTTGGTCGCCCAAGCGGCCGCCCCGACAAATATAGCAGTACTAGCAAGGGCTGTAATTTGGAACACTTCCCCCATGGAACGGGCGGTGAATTGTAACCGGCGCCAGGCGGATTGTGTCCGCAGGGCTTCAGTTGCTTGAGCCTTCAGACCCTTTATGACGTTTTCCTGAGCGGCCTTGGCGGCGGTTTCGTCTGCAGTTTGTTTTCGTATCTTATCGAGCTCTTCACTAATAGAAGATATACCCTGCTCAACTCTTTTTTGAGCAGCCTCATCGAGCTCGAACCGCAGTATTACAGCAACATCAGCGTCTGCCCTACCGAATGCCGTCATTTAAGTCACCGGTTCCTGTTTTCTACGCTTGTCATGTTGAACTTCAATTCGCGTATACAAATCGTCAAGTAACATAACTACGTTCAATATTCTAGAGGGTATGCCCAGCGAGGCGGCAAAGTCGAGACGCCTGCCAGTTGCTCGCCACAACAGCCACCACCCCCAGTACTTAAAGATCTCCTCTATGGGCAAGTCAAGGTAATCAGGTAAGTCGCCTACACCGCTTCTACCGCTCTCGAATGCCGCGATCAGTCTTTCGTAGACTTTATCGGCTTCTTCTCTTTTTTTTCGAGTGGGGCCTCTCCAGCCTTAACATCAGTAGCTGGCGGTGCGGAGGGTACAAACCAGTCGGGGTTCATCCTTTTAACGGCAAAGTACCACTTGTCCAACTCCGACGACGGCATGTCTATGGCTTCTTGCAGGCTGGGGACTTTACCGGAAGAGCAGGCTAAGAGTTTGGGATACAGGACCAAATTGAAGGTCTGTAGTTTGCTATCCTCAAGGGGGTCCTTGGTAGCCTGCTCTTCTAGTTCCTGAAGTTTCATAGAGACGGCCCAGTTAGCCTCCGTTACGGTTACCTTAGTTCCATCTCGGAACTTGACAACTTCGCGGTTGAGTTCCATATTAGTACTCGTAGATGCAAACGACGATCGCGCCAGTCCCAGGCTTCGGGCTTGGCGTAACTGCGAGAACGGTCTTGGTCCCAGCATCCAAAACGCCATTCACGTACACCGCGTGAATCTTGGCGGTGGATACAGCAGGTTTGGCGACTGGGAGAAGGAACTCAACCTCGGTGTTATCGCCCAACCAGGCTACGATGTTTGGTCGGCCTTCAGCCATGCCTTCGACCACACCAGCTTCCAGACAACCATCATCCGCGATTGTGAAGGCCAGGCCCCACAAGTGCTGGGTTGTCGGGCTGATAGCGATCTCGTACTTGGTCTCAGCTGGGTTCTCGTTCATGCCAGGAGGGGCCGCGGAGACAACGCACTTCGGGACGACCTGATAGCGATATCGGCGACTGCGGCTGGTAGCGTCTTTGGCCTGCTGAGCGATGAACAGCGCTACGTCGGGCTCGGAACCTTGCTGGTCGGTATCCTGCGCGAGAAACTGGCTCTCGCCCAAAGTCACCACTTTGACGCCAGCAATCATTGCGTCCAGGGTTAAGTCGCGACCCGCAACTGTTAACGTCCCGCCAGCACCTTCAATCGCCGGCAGGAAGTCGTGAGCCAACACGCGGTCGTTGCCTGAGTGGACGATCTTGCGGACGGCAGGAATATTGAGATCGAAGCTCTTGATGCCTAGGAGCTCAATACCTTCGTACGGAGTGTGTGCGGGTGCAATAGCCTTTGGGTATCCCAAGGCGTCCAACTCGAACAATATTGCTCGGCGCGCACCAACAGCATACATCTCACCAGATACAACGCTAGTCATTTCTCACCTCTTTCTCCTTGACGGACGGATAGGACTTGCCAGTAGAAGCAGGGGCGTCGATCACTGCTACTTTTGAACCCCTGCAGGTACAGTACGCTACCTGCCTACCTGGCTTGTCAGGATGCGGCTCAAGTTCAACCATCTTGCCGCAAATGGGACACTTCACTTTGTCTGTCATAACGTCTCCTTTCGAACTAGAATTCACCTTCTGAATAGTGGATGTATTGCGTGATGATAGCTCTGACCGTCTGGATGATAAAATTAGGGGTAGCATCTGGCGCATCAGAGAACTTCAAGTACTGAGCCCGCTCGTCGCCGGTTAGGTCGGCACGAACAACACCTGGAGTGTCGTTAAGGGTTGGGTGCTCCATTAGCAAGTTGAATATGGCAGAACGGAATGCTTTGAACTTGTTCCAAGACTCCTTGTAGTCCTTATACGCTACATAAAGGTCCACCACGACTGACCAGTTAACAGTAGCAAGCTGCTCTGTTTGCCTTGTGAAAGGAAAAGCACCAGGACGGCAGATTGCAAAGTATTCCGCACCCTTCATGAGAACTGAATCATCGTCGGCAACTTGCCAGTCATGCTTGAAGTACGTGGTTAATGACCTTAGTAAAGTCATTAAGCCCGCTTCGCACTCACAGTAAAAATCTGGCGTTGGGGTCATTCAGTCTCCGAATCTTCACTTGCCCAGCCTTGCACGCCTCTGGCAACAAACTTCCTCAGGTTCTCTACAACGGCCTTAGGTAACAAGTTCACAACTGCATCGATTGCATCTCGGAATAAAGGCCACCTCCCGGCATGAATGCGGGATTGCCCTAGCCCGCTTAAGAGGCCGCCAATGTACTTAGCGGACCACACCGAGTTAATAACGGTATAGCTTTGAAGGGTGTTTTGGACAACCTTCCAACCGCTTATGTAACGATCCGTCCGCACTGTCGGTATGCCATGACCAAAGCCGCCCGACGCGAAAAATGCTTTCTTCTGTTTGTTGCTATCCCATGGAACAGGATAGACGATCGGTTTGCCAGGCACTTGCATCAGGTCTCTCACATCTTCTGCCGCGTGGCGTAACCGCTTACGACCAATCTTAGGTATAGCTCCTCTAAGGTGCTCAAGGCCTTGGCGCACTATCGGGATGTTAGTCCTAATGCGAAAAGTTACTTGCGGCATTAGAGTTGCCTCACTGCAGGTACAGAGAAAGCGACTAGCTCCTCACCTGTTGGCGACCACGGAACACCGAGTTGTTTGAGAGCTGTCGTCCACTCTTTAACCCAGTTCCCAATTTGTTGGTTGACCAGAATCATTGGAGACAGCCCACGCGCGACTACCTTCTCGGTAAACAGCCGACCGCTTGAATTTGCTGCGTGACAGAGATCTGCAACAACGGAGGTCACTAACAAGTCAATTGCCCTTGCAGCATCTGCCTGCACGACAGGTGTGCTAAACCCCGCTCCTCGGAGGGCCATATCGACCATGGAGGAGATACTATAAAGCCAAGTACTGACTTGTGCCAGCGTAGGGTTGGTACCAGGGACTTCAGGATCCGGGCCTATGGGCGGTACGGTGTTATACCACGCCCCGTCCCTTGTCCACATTTTCGCTAATGCCGATACCTCCGCCACAGTTCCGTAATGCGTAACTATTGCTACAGTACCGAAGGCCGCTGCACTAGGAATCCCAATTAGCGATATGTCAATTGTATGAATGACGTTGGGGTGACCGAAAGCTTCCTTGGTAGCAATCGACACCATGGACATGTAGTAAGTGTATATGGCGTGTGCTAGACCGAAAGCTTCTTCACTTTCGATGCCGACTAAGGATAGTCTTGCCTGCGTGCTTGGTGGGCCGAAAGCTTCTTCGCTAGTTATCCCCGTTACAGATATGCTAGTAGCCAGGTCAGGCGCGCCAAGCGCTTCTTCACTCGTAATCGAGACCGGAGACATGGCAACGGACAATGTGGGGGACCCAAAGGTCACACCGCTTGCAATTCCGGCCAGAGACATGTCCACGGACGCTGCTGGAGATCCTAAGGCTTCTTCACTTGCAATTCCGGTTACAGACACGCCTGCAGACACGACAGGTGTGCCAGAGGCTTCCTCACTTACTATTCCAACCGCGGCTATGTCGACAGCGAGGTCTGGAGAACCGAGCGCTTCCTCGCTTGGTATTCCTATCGCGTATACATCAGTAAGATCCGGCTCACCGAAAGCTTCTGCTCCGGCGATCGATACTGCGTCCACTTCTGCGGCTACTTCAGGAGACCCGAGAGCTTCTTCGCTGGTAATACCTACCACCGACATATCAGTATCGAGGCTCGGAGAACCTAACGCCTCTTCACTAGCGATCCCTGTTACAGATACGGTTGCAGCTAGTACAGGTTCGCCGATTACTTCTTCGCTAGCGATAGCACCTAAACCTGCTGTATCGACGGTAAGTGCAGGTACGCCGAATGTCGCTCCACTTGCAATCCCGGTTGGGGACAGATCTACTGCAAGCGCGGGTGAACCAAAAGCCTCTCCGGTAGCAATTCCAGCTGGTGATATAACTTTGGTCACTACAGGTTCACCTACTGCTTCTTCGCTAGCAATAGCGCCTACGCTGGATATATCAACGGCGAGGTCAGGAGAACCAACCGCTTCTATACTAGCAATACCTGTCAGGAATGTGTCAACAGCAAGTGTAGGCGAGCCAAACGCTTCTTCGCTTGCAATTGCCGCTCCAACTAAGTTTACGTCAAGAGGCAGATCAGGCTCGCCTAGCGCCTCTTCACTTGCAATCCCTGCGAGAGATATGTCTGCGTCAAGCACAGGCTCGCCGATTGCTTCTACACTGGCAATACCTGTGGGAGCAATGTTAGTAGCGAGTGAGGGGGTGCCGAAAGCTTCAGCACTTGCGATGCTCGTTAGGGATGTGTCGATAGCAAGCGCTGGAGACCCGAATGCTTCTGTACTGGCAATCCCCGCTGGGGACGTCTCCACAGTAAGTACAGGAGACCCGAATGCTTCTGCACTAGCGATTCCAGTCGCATGTACATCAGTCAAGTCTGGAGAGCCGAATACTTCTTCACTGGTAATTGAGGCTACGGATAAATCAATAATAACATCTGGAGAACCCAACGCTTCCACACTGGCTATCCCAACCGCGTGCACATCACGGAGGTCAGGCAAGCCAAAAGCTTCCGCGCTTACGATCGAAGCAGCGGATAAGTCAATGCTTGCATCAGGAGAACCAAAAGCTTCCGTACTGGCAATCGCTCCGACGTCAGTTAGGTCGATATCAGCCATAGCTATACCTCAAACAGGTGGTAGCAGGCCCCCGCCTGCTACCATCATCTCGTGGTTATAACTTGAAGATCAGGTTCGCGCCGACATCCCAGGCGATGTTGACGGTCTGTCCGGCCGCAGGCGTGAACGGCAGGCCAGTACCTACGTCGATGTAGGCGATCAGGCGAGCATCGGCATCGGCGGCGGCGTACTTGTAAATCACAAGCGCGTCGCTAGCCAGGGCGGCCGTGGCAACCAGTGAGGTACCTGCCGCGCCGGCAACACCGTCGGCGACAGTCTTGGTGCCAAGCGCAGCCGTACGACCGTTGTCGTTCGTGGCTGGGATAAGATCGGCGACGTCGTTGTCGTCCGCGTCGAAGATGTAGGTGTCCAAGACGAGCATGACGCGGATATCGTCGGTATCCCAGTCAATGCTGCCGTCAAGGAAGCCTTCGCGTCCTTTGTTGTACAATGCACTAGCCATAGTTACTTCTCCTTATGCTTATTCCAATAGGTAGGCTCAGGCAGTTTTACTTCTTAGCCGCCTTTGCCTTTTTAGAGCCAGGAACTTCGCCGACAACTTCCACGGAAACAGTCGGTTGAGCAATAGCGCTCACCGGCGCGGGAGCCGGGGTTGGCAAGTTCAATACAGTTTGAGCGACTTCGTCCGAAATCGGCTTGCCGTCGGCGTCATGATACTTGCCGTTCGCGCCCTTGTAGAGGCCACCAGGAATCTTTGCAGTTGCCATAGTTGTTCATCTCCTTTTCTTGGGCTTCCATCCGGTTTTCCGGAGGGTGCCATAAATGTACCGCAAGCGAGCCTTTCCTTTGAGGTGCTTACGCCTTGCTTGTTTTTTGAGCTTACGTTCTAGCACTTTTGGCATCTACATCTCCTTGGATGACGGGAGCTGGAGGTCTCCCGTCATCCTAACGCGGGAGCGGCGTTTACGTGATAGTGGGGCTGGTGTAGCTAGCACCACTGGCGAAGAAGAGCAGGGCGCCGTTGGTACGTGTCCAAACACCGAGGCCGAACTCTGCTTCCATGATCCTGGCAAACAAAGGATAGTCGCCATTCTCGGCCGCAATATACAAGCCTGAGAGACCTGCGCCAGCTCTCTGGCGGAAAGCGAGCGGTTTCTCTGGAGACATTGCGTCCCATGCGAACAAGTAGTTCGCAATGGCCCAGGACTTCACCCACACCTCGGCGCCATTGAAGATGCCGATAGCCCGATTGTCCAAGCGGGCGATGTCCAAGGTGGTACCTGGGGTATCCGAAGCCCTATAGATGATGCGGGGATCCGGATAAGGTACGAAACCTGTCAGTGGGGCGCGGAACGCAGCCTCATCAGTCTTACTGATCGCCAACTTAACCATCCCCCCGTGGCCGTGTTCGATGACGTCGTTGATGCAGGCCAAGGCGACCGCCGCGGTCAGAGACGCATTGTAGTCAAAATGCGTGTGGGTCGTGGGGTCATAAATCTCTCCGTTCGGGCCATTCGGAATTGCAACGGAGTCCGCGTTCAGGAAGCGCTTGATGGCCAACGCGACGCCGTCCACCAAGTGATCGTTGAACGCATAGTTCGCTGCCCCGTAGACGGCCTTCTTGATCTCTTTCTCGACCTTGCGCCAGTGAGCCGCTTCGGCTGCGAGTACCATCGTCGCCATATCGGCCGGCGTGTGGTTCTGCAGCCACTTGTACGTCCAACCAACGTTGTACTGGAACAACCGTAGCGGGAAGCCAACGGTCGCACCTGGCTGTGAGCGTTGAGTCGGCGCCTTGCCGTACTCATCCACCTCAACCATTTCGCCACCAGCGGACGTACCGTAAATGCGTTGGCGGTCGGTAGTGAACTCGCACATCTCGCCAGCCATCTCGGTAACGATGGCGTTATGTGCGTCAATATCGGCTTGGAGGACCTTCGCGATCGTATCCAGTCCGAACTCGACAGCGCTTGAGAAACGCGCAGCTAACAGATCATTGATATCGTGGGCACCAGTTTGGAGTGGCATGTCATCACCTCTTTATGCAGACCGGACGCCCAGAATGACGACTTCGACGGCCACATTAAGAGCACCGCCGCCCTTGGCTGCAGAAATCGTAACAGTAGCACCAGCAGCAACCAGGAGGTTGGCTGGGACCAATGCGGCAGGCCGGATAACCGCACCGACTGCAGCCGTCTTGGGGGTAGCTGCGAAGATCGAACCAGCGGTCTGGGCAGCAGCGATAGTATCGGTAGTAGCGTGCGCAGCGACACCGAGGTTACGGAACCAGATGTCGAGGATCTGCGTCTTGTGAGTGAGCACAAGAGTCGTATCGGCAACTGCATCAGCAATCGCGATACGGTGAACCACTGGAATGCCTCCGATGACGTTGACGTCAGCGACGAACTTGGCCACCAAGCCTGTAAGCCCTGCGCCTGCAGCGCCTACAGCCAGCTTAGCTTGGGTCACACCAAGATCCGCGAGCTCAGTCTCACCGATGGTGCCTGCACCAACGGTTGCTGAGGTCAACTTTGGTACGAAGACGCGCATGATCACAATATCCGTTGCAGTCACCGCAACAGCATACCCAAACGCGTCACCGGTTGTGGCAGCGGGGTCAAGGCGACCAGCGGTTGCACTCAGGTAAAGGATATCTCCTGGGGTGAGTAGGCTGTCACTATATTTGAATCGGCTGCCCGGGCCGAACAACGTGACAGGCTGGCCAATGACGACCGCACGAGGTGTGAAGCCTGCAACTTCAGCAGCTTCGTTCGCAGCGGCGCCAGTAGCCATGTATACTAGACTGTCGGAGCTCTTGATGTAGCACGGAGCCACGATGTCTAGGGCCTCGCCAGCAATGAGACCTGCCAGGATTTGGTGCGCTTGGTTGAGGTCCATACTGGCAAGTGTACTACGTACAAATGGTGCCATGTGTTTCTCCTCTTACACCGGATGGTATATACCGCGGGCGCGTTTCTTCTTCATGATTTCTTCTTTGGATGCACCCTTTCGGGGGCCTCCGCGCTCGCCCGCGTTGAGGTTGAAGTGCCCTACAATAGGCTCTCCAACCAAATGGGGTTTTGCTTTCAGTAACGCCTTCAAGACCGTTTCTACATCGTCCTCATCTACGTTCCCATCGTCGTCGATCTCCAACTCATCGATGTCGGTGAAGACAACAGCATCTTGCACGTCTGCGAAGCCCAACTTCGCAGCCACGGCTCTGATGACGCCTTTAGCCTTTTCGACTTGCAACCCCTTTTCGAGTACTACAACTTTGGCCTCAGCCGCTTCCTTAGCCGCCTTGACCTTATCTGCCTCACTCGTCGTGGCTGCTATACGAGCAGCTTCGGCAGTTTCGAGCACAGCAAGCTTCTTCGCGTCACCTTTGTGCGTCTTGTGGAACTCGCGTTCCTTACGAAGTCCTGATAGCAACCCCTTGTTGTGTACAAGGTACGCTTTCTTCACTTCAGGTGTCGCGTCTGCGAGGAAATCAGGAACTTCCTCTTCCTCTTCCTCTTCCTCTTCCTCTTCCTCCGCCGCAGTAGCTTCGGCAGCAAGTCGGGCGGCTTCAGCCGCTAAGGCTGTGTTAGTAGGAGCTGCGTCCGCGGCCGTCTTGGCCGCTAGGGCTGCAGCTTGCGCTGCAGCAATCTCATCTTGTGTTGCCATGTTACACTTGTCCTTTTGGCTTCTCGCCAGTAGTTACCGGCTTCACGTCGGTAGTTTTGGTCGCAGGTATGAGCTTCACACCGGCGGTTTGTCGTGTCGGCAGCGTCGGCGCCATAGGCGCAAACAGCCAACTGAATTCTTGCGAAAGAGCGGCTAAGAAAGTTGCCGCTTCTGGTGTGGTGGATACCATTGGCCACAGCTTCACCAAGAACGCAAGGCGGTACGCGTCTGTCCGCTTCATATTCGTTATCTGCTCTTGAGTGTAGCCGGCCTCGTTCCAAATAGTCTCCTCGGGGACACCCAGGCCCAACTTCGCCTTAAGGTCATCCAACGTTTCGTTGTTCGACCAAATAGTTGAGAACGTAATGAGCTCATCAAAGTTAGTGTTCCCAAACATATTGGCCACTTTACGAGCCATTTCCATACAGGCTTCCCAAGCATCCCCGAACAAAGTACGGCGATCCTGAGCCTTCTTTTTCAACTGCGCGTTCTGTTCTTTAAGGGTCTCCGCGGATGCAATTAGTTTTGTCGTAGTAAAGCGTGCAGTAGGCGTACTCGTTACCTGTGCTGCCATTAATACAAGATCTTTAAGTGCATCTACCAAGGGCGTCGGGTCACTACCAGTAACAACTTGTAATTTGCCGTCAGGATTCTGCGTGCCGATCCACTGACCTGCACCAACCTTGAGTAAATTCGACTTGTCGTCCTTTGGCGCCTCGCCGTCTGTGGTCGGGTACCATCCTAAGGCTACAAGCATTTGAAACGCAGTGAGGTCATTGCTGGCGAGGATGTCTATCAAGGTTTTGTTAATTGCATCCTGAATGGGAATCGCATCCCATGCTTCCGGAGTGAGGTTTACATTGCGGAAATGAATTACAGCTATGCCTACGGGTTTACCGTCTCTACCTAACCACGGAATCGGCCACGGCTCCGGGGGGACACTCGGATCCATCGAAGGAGGCTCTATATACTTCTCCCAAGCAGCTCCTGAGTACGTCCACTTCTCAATGCGATCAGGATAATAAATAGTACGCCGAATGGCCGAAGACGCCTGACCGGTCTCTTTGTCATAGTCCGTTTGTATCCACTGCTTAACGGCACACCTAGCAGGCTGATTTACATCGTCGTTCTCGTAAAGCATCCAACAGCCTTGCCCATCACCTTCTGCATCTAGTGAAGTGTATTTGTAATTGTGGATGAGCCTCGGGCGCAATCTTGCATAATCAAAATCAACAATAATAAAGGTCTCGCGGTCTGAAAGAGCCGACTCATGCACTTCCGCCTGCACCGCATCCATGCGATTCTTAGTCCAAAGGTCCCAAGCCCAAGCTGCCTGCGCTTTGACACCCCCAGCATCGGCAATCTCGCTTGTATTGAAACCGCTCACCGATAGCTCGTCCTTAACAGCAAGCGTTATCGTACGGCAAACATTGAGGTTGAACTTTCTAATTGCTGTGTGAAGGTCAAGGAACACCTTCACACGGTCTGTCATGTACGTATCTTGATCGCCGTTGTGGTACTTTCGGGCAAGGACTACAATAGCATCGTCATCCTTGACAGCAGCAATCAACGCGTCAATATAGGACATGTCGACGGTTTCAATGGGTACGGAACTGGCCAATGCCATACGGTTGCCTCTCTACGTAGCTAACTGCAAATGAACCTGAAGGATTAGCAGCGGCGCTCGTCAGAGCTAGCATAAAAGCGATTGCATAGTCGTCGTTCTCACCCTCGGGAGCCTTGAGGGTCGCTCCTTCAATAAGAGATAATTGCGTCCTAGTCTTTGGACAATGAATAACTGCTTTACCGTCACGCAGTAACTCGGCTCCGCTCGAATACATGAGGTCCTTACTCTTACTGGTGGTTTGCCAGCCAACGTGGCCGTCCCCACCACAAAGTAAGTAGCTCCTGTAGTTATAGACCTCCTCAAGTGCTAACAAAACCGCGTGGCCATGGTTGTTACGCTCCACCATCAGTTTTGCACCACCAAAGGTCTTCGAAAGGGCGTGCAAATATCCTGCAAACACCTTCGGTTCTATTTTGCCAGCAAGAACGCAAACCTCCTCGAGAGTGTCCCGAGCAACTACGTGCGCAACCGAGTCGTTGCTTTCAGGACTGCCTTCTGCAGGGTCCGCACCAATCACGTACTGGTGGGATAACTGAGGGACCACGTATAATTGCAAAAACGGTAAACTGTACTTATGGTCGGTTATAACCGGCAGCTCGTGAAAGCACTTCAAGATCCACTTGAAAGGTATACGGCGATCTAACTCCGGAGGTGCTAAAGCTTCCTCATCTGTAGCGGGGTACTGCTGGTGCAAGTCATCGAGACCACCGGTACGAGATAAGATGTCATCCTTCTGCGTCTGGTACCATACCTCATCGCGACCTGGATGCGCGTACCATGGCAGGAAGATGGACTTCCAGTCGTTCTTGCCGTCCCTTGCTGCCCGGTAGGTTTGCTTGAAAAGGCTGTTCGGCGTCGTCTTGTCAGCCCGACTCAACAAGGCCATACCGCCACCACCGTCAATAGTTGGTTTCACTGCATTCATCAATGCATCTAAGTCAGGCACCAAGTCAGCTTCATCAACAAAGGCGTAACTGGCTGTGTAGGAGTCACCTGCCGTGGTAGGGAATCCGTATGCAACGGATCCATTACTTAGTACCCACTCGTGCGATGCGTCGGTTAGTATTTGACGAACACGCATCCACTTCGGGAGGCGGAGGTAGATACCTCGGAGACGCTGCAATCCCAATAAGTAGATAGCTTCCGTCTCACGCCGGGAGAACAGAAGTGCGGTAAACGAGGGCCGAAACAGCATACTCCAAAGGACGAAGCACAGTACCAACCAAGTCATGCCTAACTGGCGTGCTTTGAGAATAACATTCAATCGGTTGTTAAGGAGCAAGTCTAACGCGTCAAGTTGTCTTGGCCATAACGCAAAAGGGATCCACTTACCTGTCGGAGCGTCGTAAATCTTACAGTAAGTATAAATAAAATATGCAACCGAGGCACTACACTTCAGCCACTCCTCACGGATCCTGGTTTCCGCCATAGGTGTCTTTCTCCCAAGCGGCTACCTCTTGCTCAGCCTTGTGCAGCTCGTCCGCTGTATACGGTTCAATTCGGCTTACACCGATGTTCGTCGTACCCGGCAACCCACCACGGTCAAGTATTTCCTTTGCAGCTGACACCTTCAGACGAGGAATGGTTAGCGCGTCGGCCAATGCGTCTGCTGCATCCTCCATGCTCCGCATTATCTTATCACGGGCCTTGTCGACAAGAGTAACATACTCTAACAAGTTGAGCCTATCAAAGGCCTCTGCTCGCTGCCTCCACTGCCAGTCATGACACGCATGTTGCCAACTAACGGCACCCCGGACAGTGTTAGCGGTCTTTTTAAGCCCTACAGCATTCGGACGTTCAGCCGCTAAATAGGCCAAATACGCTCGCGTGAGTGTCCTACTCGGCCCAAACGGCAAGAAGTATGTCATAAACCGCACATACCACCTTAACGGCTCGTTTGGCATCTGTAGCCAAGGAGTCTCAATTACCGCCGAGGGCGAGGGTACAACTAGAACGCCGGGCCTGTTGGCAGGGGTAATCGCAAGTTGTGCGTCATCGATCGTTTGCTCAGCCATCGAGTCCTTATTCAAACTGGTGTAAGTACAAAGCAGCTGCTAAAAGAGACTCTTCACTATCGAAGGCATACCCTAATAACTTGTTGCAGTTAGGACATAGGAGCCCGCGCACGCGGTTAGTCATGTGGTCGTGGTCGACCTCAAGCCGCTCAGCAAGCTCACTTTGGTGTTTGCCACAAATGGCACAACAACCTGCTTGCGTTGAGAACAATACGCTGTAGTCGTCGAGGGTAAGGTCATATTTCTGCCGAAGGTGCTGTTCTTGCATGTACGTGCGTTTGCACTCCTTACAGACTCGGCTAAGCCCTCCAATGTTACCTACCTGAGCGGGAAATTCCTCCACCGGCTTATCCCGGTGACACCTATTGCAAACTCGAGTCAGGGCTACAGACTCACTCATATTATAAGTATACCAGAAAAGAGTCCAAAAAAATCTACCGTCGGTAAAGGACCTAGGCATACCTTCGAGATCCGTAATAGTCTCTAGACAAAAAATCCAAAAACTGATTATAATTGATCAATGCTCAATAATCGCACAAGGAGGCGACAATCATGGACACAACTAAAGAGGCCGAGATCCTACAAATGCAGGCCGCAGGCATGAAACCAGCCGCCATCGCTACCGAACTCGAACTAGCCATCACAACTGTCCGGGGGGTGTTAAGGAAACACGTGCCGCAAGTCGTTGCGGTAGTAGACGAAGAGGCAGTTGTGAGCGAGTACACCAAAAGCGTTCCCGTAGGAGAGATCCTAAGGGAGCACGGCATTAGCTACGCGACTTTGTATCGCATACTCGCAGACCATGATATACCTACACGAGTAGCGGCAAGCACTGTCGGGAGGCATTTGCAAATGCAGGCCGCTATAGACCTGTATAAAGCTGGAACCCCCTTGTGGCAAATACTTGAAGAAACTGGAGTCCCACAACCAACGCTTCACAACGAGCTTCACCTACAAGGCATCCCCCTACGCCGTCCGCGCAGGCACCTAGCACAGCCCTAGATATTGCGCGTAGCGCCCCGTTGATTCTTCGTTCGGAGGTGTAAAGTGAAAATGCTTTCTACTGCAGAGAAGCGAGACGTTACCAAACTTAGGCGTATTGTTGCACTAGCAGACGAGATACTATCCCTTACGGGCGACGATGGGTTGTTCCTGACTGTGTTAGGGGGAGAGATGAGCATTATACAGGACTCTGCTCTTAAGGTTCGAGTTGCCGCCGCGAACGCTTTGGTAGTCGGTTTCGAAGATACTTCAGCGGTGATGAAAGACCCGCCGCACCAGGTTGACCGGAGTCATGTAGAGGTGTCACATGTCCAAAGCAAGTGATCCCCAACCACGCCCGGTAAAAGGCTTTGGTGCGCAGGTTGTTTTTGAAATAGTAATCGAAGACGTTCGGGAGCGCTCGGAGGTAGGTAGGGTGCGGTACGGTACTCCTCTTATGACGTTTAACGGCCGAGATGCTTTGTGGGATGCCTATCAGGAGGCCATAGATTTAGTGATGTATCTCCGCCAAGTAATTTTGGAGCGGGAAGCTACTCCTCATGACCACGGGTAAAATACGACACCCCCTTTAGTTTGATGTCTATGGGCCGGAAAATGGGCTACTCTTGAAATTCAGTCGGAGGGTTTTACCCCCCAAAAAATACCCGGTTAAGTTCCCTTAACAATTAAGGCCCTTTAACTATTGAATAACCTTAACAACCTTAACAACCTTAACAACCTTAACAATTTTATTAAGTCATAAACTCATATAAACTTCTAATGTAATTCAAATACTAAGGTTATATACTAAATATAACCAAGTAGGGAGGTGGGAGGGAAATATAAAACAATTTTAGGGGTTGTCGAACCTTTATAATAAAATAAACTACCAATCAATAACAAAAGAGGTTATTGGATCCAAATCATCCAACATAAAAGAGGATAAAGTGGATACAGAAAAGTTACTTTCTATCAAAGACATCTGTCGGTTATATGGTCTTAGTGATATGCGGGTTAGAGCCGCTATCCGGAAGGGTCAATTCAAAACTACCTTAGGGTTAGTTTCCGGGACTAAAACCCCTAAGCACTATGCCAAGCCGGTAGATGTTGAAAATTGGAGGAAAGCTTCCACTACTCATACCAAACGGATGGATGGTCGGAATAAGTATTCCATCTACGCAACAAAAGAAGAGAAAGAGGTGTTGGACAGACTGCTTTCGGAAAATAAGTTGAGTCTTCCACTCAACTTTGCTAACCGGAAAAAAGTTGAAGTAGAATAACTAAAAGAGAGGTTAGTTGACAAACTAACCTCTCTTTTTTTGTTAGGATATACACGTAACATACGTCGAATACGTCTATATTATATGAAGGGTTAGGAGGCCCCCGTGGAAAGAGTGGAACCCATGGAAACGGGGGGGCGCCTATGGAACATGGAAGCGGGGCCCCGGATGGAAATGTAACGCCCGTGGAAGTCCCTTGGAACGCGGGGGGCCATAGGACTTGTTTGGAACAGTACCCCATGCGCGTCCAAACAACAAAAGAGAAACCGCCCCCCTCGGTTTCTCTTGCGCATCACGCTTGGCGGTTACTCGTGAGCAGTAACCGCATGCCGGCGATAGCTGCCCTCGCGGGAGCTGTGGCCGTCGGTATCTATTGAAAACTCGATGCCATATTCCTCAACGGTATCGGTGAGATTGCGCTCAGTAGTTTCTACTGAGGAGATCGCTCTCGCAACGATCTCGAGGAGCCCTGCCTCACTTAGGAGGTTGTCGAGCGCCTCATCCAACGCTTCATGCAGTTGCTTTCTCGTTTCTGTTCTCATGCTATCTCTCCTTCATGTTTTCGAAGCCGGCGGCTTCGATTCCTCATTATTATAATTATAAGTAGTCCACAGGGCACATTTCAAGTATGCTCTTTTGTAACGGGGGTACGCCCTATGCCCAGCAGGATACCTAGGGGCCTCCTGACTCCTAAGTTCCTTGTTATTGCTTGGCTGCGAAGTATCTACCTAACTCGATGGCGGGGCCGGGCTCTCCAATCCAATCTTCAATCCAATCCCCAAAGCGGTTTATCAGCGACTCCTGCAGCGCTCTCTCCTCTTTGGAAACCTCTTCGGTTGGGTCCCACTTGAAATCTCCTCTCGCGTAGTAGTTCATCGCAAGTTGGCCAACAACCTCGAGCTCGCGGTCGCTGAGGCCGTAGGAGAGATCTTCTTTGGCCTCTTCCACCATATGAGGATCGAGGTCCACGAAGATCCTCATCGGCGTACCCTCAATAGTAACGTCGACGAAGAATAGCTTCGGGTTACCTTTGGGGTCGAACTGCCTCATAGGGACTTCGGCCGCCGGCTGGTCCTTGTCCTTGGCGTAGACGATCAATTTCGGTTCCATGTCATCTCTCCTTTCAAGCTACAGGCCCATACATCACTTCATAGGCCTCTTCCAAAAGGTGACCAAGTCGTACCATGGTCTCCTTAGGGGTATCATCAGGATAACTCTCCGGCTCGGTCCCAAGCCCGTACTCGCCTGGGAACAAGATCATATGCATCCTCCGGAGGATCTTTTGAAGCTCTTGCTCTTTCGTTTCATCCATGCCATTACTCCTTTTTATTTTTGAGGCCCACGGCCTCAATTCTTTATGATACTATAATTATAATGCATTTTGGGGAATCTTACCAGAATACTCTTTTGGATTTAGGAAGGGGGTCGCGCATGGCACTTCTCTTCTGCCTATCGCGCTGCCAAGTGACAAGGGGGCCCGCTGGCGTCCAAGGAACTAGGGTAAGGGGAAGGGATGAACCCATACAGACCCATGGAACAGATGGAAAGTACGCCGGGGGTGTCTTTGGAACAAGTGGAACGGGGGCCCCATGGAACCCGATGGAACACTGCTCGCGCGCGTACCAAAAGAGGTAACTTGTAAATTCCCAGTAGTGCTGGTATAATATATGCATAATAAAGGATCCCGCTAGGGCTCCCCCACCCAAGAAGGAGTAACGCAATGTCTCAGAAAGGTTCCACCCAGTCCTTCACTTTGAAGGAAGCCGCTCATGAAGTCGGCCTATCCGACTTCCGCGTCCGGAGCGCCATCCGTAAGGGTGACCTCAAGACGACCCTCGAGCCTATCAAGGAAGGCTCCAAGACCAACCGCCACGTGATCACGGAGGCGGATCTCAAGGCTTGGCGCGCCGTAACCGGCAGCCATACCAGGCGCGCCGACGGCCGCAACAAGTACTCTATGTACGCGACCGCCGAAGAGTACGAGGCGGTGATGAAGCTTCTGGCCGAACAGAAGCTGGCGCTCCCGATCGTCCGCGCGAATGTCAAAAAGGCCGTTGAGGCCGAGCCCGCAGCCGAGTAACCCCAAGCCAAGCAACAATAGGAAAGCCGCCAGTAGGCATAGGCGGCTTTCCGCCATCCCTTACTAAGGAGACGAATCATGAACGAGCATAAGCTTGAAGTCATGACCGCAGAGAACATCGAGAAGTTCGCTGTCATGGGCAGTTGGCCATCGGCCGCCAGGATGCGGGTGGACCTTGGGTTTGATGAATCCGCGACCGACGCACTCATAGGTTGCTATACGGACCTAGAGGGCGTTGTTAACTTCAGTCGAGAGGCCCCCGAGGGCCCCGTGCGTAAGGGCCACGGATTCTCGATCATCCACGGACGCCTATACCTGCGGCCCGTCGAAGGAGTCGAAACAGAGCCTGGGGTCCTCTGGGTCACGGAGGAGCAGTACCGCCAACTCTTTTAGGAGGCCAGAATGCTAAAAGTGTATTTTAGCCTACTCACAGAAAACTGGTGGGTGGTGCTCTGCAATAAGGTTAGTGGAGAAGTAGAACGGTTCGTAGCCGGCCCATTCGTCGGCGGTGAGCTGGTAGCCCAAGCGTGGGCTGACGAGCATCAAGGCTCCTACACCTAAACAAGATGGCACGCTGGAAGGGGGCCGGCGTGCTTTTTTGTTACCCTAAGGCGGGGCCATAGGACACAACCCCTAAGCACAGTCCTCGTGGAATGCCGTCGATTCGGTGGCACGCGTGGAACTAAGTGCGTATGGGTTAGCAAGTGGGTTGTTGGACAGATGGCCCTGGAAAAAAAGAGAAGACATCGCCCAAACCAAATGCCCCATACGCTAACCCACCAGTAACATCGTATGCGCGACCCGGCACCAGCACGCACCCTAGCGCACATAAATAATAATAATAATAATAAATAAACAGCAGATGACAATTATAATATAATAATACAATTCCCAAGGCGTACGTCCAGTCTAAAGCATTAGTGATACCGGGTGTAAGATCAAGAAGAACTTTTATGTACATCTTCATCTTCCTACACCCTAGACTTCATATGCTGGGGATCCAAAGGCCGCCCTCAGGCAATGTTTTTATTTTTTGCTTATCAAACAAGAAGGGCCTCAATCCTAGCTATACAAAAAAGTTGTACTCGGTATATAATTTATAGAAGAAAAGGAGGTAGACATGACCAGCGAAGTCGATACCGTTGTGGAGTTCCTCCAAGGTGCCCCTATTACTGACATCCTCGAGAGGCATCAGCTCACTCTCGAAGCCTTCCATGTCCTCATTAACTCGGAAGACCTTGCACTCAAACCGCAAGTGCGAGACGAGTTAAGACGGAGGGCATACAATATTGCTGTACAAATGTACATCGACGGTAAGCACCTTTGGGAGATTGAACTAGCAACTAGTGTGCAGTCAGCTTACTTGTACAAAAAGCTACGGCAACGAGGCGTGCCGCTTAGGAATCGAAAATTGTAAAAGAGCTCCTTCCGAAAATCCTAAAGATACGTTATAATTACTATAACCTAAAAGGAAAGGAGCATCATGTCCAAACCCCCCAAGCTCACCGTAACAGACGTTATCCAAATAGCGATGCGCGATAACGGAGATCCTGCTGCAGCTGTCCTGCAGTACATGCAGCGTACTGACTCAGGCGCGACCTTCCGAGATGCGATACTCGCCGTTTGGACCTACTTGCAGCAGTCTAACACTCCACCTCACGGCAGTGTAGCGTGTTCAAAATGTTACCACGTCGTTGAAGAAATCGAGGCCAGGTTCGGTCACTTCCACCCCCTAGCCCTACTGGAACCGTATTGCGTGGATTGCGCGAGCGACCCAAACTTCCTAGACGAGTCGGACAACGTGTTTCTCTTCGGCCGTCCCCGCCATCGCCCATGATGTAACATAAGAGCCTCTTCAAAGAAGCTCCAAGGTATGTTATAATTATAGTAACCTTAAGTACCCACCTAAATCCCTACCCCAAGAAAGGAAAGGAAGCACCATGCCCCCAAACCAAGATGTAATGGCCAAGATGGAAGCCGCAGCAGCGGAAGCTGCTAAAGAGCTCCCAACCACTGGCACAGCCCAGCAGCTTGCTGACTGGATCGCGAAGTGGTATATGCAAGCCGGTTACAAGCGCCTATGTCGGCTGATCCTACAAGCGTTCGGTCATCGCTAGCCATGGACCCCAAATTCGCAGCGGTACTCCAAGCCCGACGTGAGCGCAGAACGCAACCTAAGCATTACTTTGCGACCCTGCGCGTTGTCGGAGACGATGACAAGCTCCACAGAACCGCCCGCACTGAAGACTTCATGACACTCGGTGAAGCTCGCACAAACCTCGATGCGATGATGTCCAGCGCAGACGGTAAACAGGAAGGTTCTGTTGGAACAATCTTCCGCGTTGGCCCCAACGGAACCGAGACGATTGAGCACGCGGTTACCGTCAACGGCGAAGTCCGTCAAGCTTACCGTTCCAAGCCGAAATGGTACCTCATCGTCGCACCCTTTATCCGCACCAGCCTGTTCTACCACAAGACCCCGTGACACCGACCTATTGTTCCCACCCGCAACCGTTCACTCGTGAAGAGCGGATCCAGTCGAACTATGAGTTTGCGCTCGGCCTTGGACGCTACGATCTCAACCGGCTTGACAACGCAAAACAACTTGCTCTCGATCCCGAAAAGTTCCACCTAAAGATAGCCCAGTACGAAACAACTATATGGCGTTGTTTATGTATGGATCACGCGTACCGAACCAACATTACTTGTAAACACCAACTAGCGCGTATGCTAGAATCTTGCATCTTTGTGTAGAACCGACGCCGGCCGAGTCACCTGATGGAAAGCGCAATGTGATATCTGACATGCGGAACAAAAGAGCCCCCTTCCAAAAAGCCCCAAGATACGGTATAATTATAGTAACATGAAAAATCCAAACAGCCACCTGGAAAAGAGGATACCCATGACGATTGCACATAAGATTAAGAACGTGCCTGACGCCACCTGCGAGAAGTGTCCGATGCAGTGGGAGGGCGAGTGTAGAGCGTTTAGTACCCCTCACAGCCAGGAAGAGCGTCAACAACGGTCCAACCTCGCGCCGCTATGCGACCCGCCAAAGAACACCTGGAAATGTACACGATGCGGACGACGGCTGCCTACAGGCGGTAGCGTCTGGTCCTGGCGGCGGAGCAAACACACGCAAGGGGAACCGAGCGGCTATTTGTGTGACCCTTGCGCAGACGCACGCGAGGCTGGAATAGACTGGATACCCCATAACCAGGATACGTAAGGATTCGTCCATAATGGATAGTGTCGCAGCCAAGTTACGTAAGGATGCAAAGCTCATTAGCCACTTGGTAGCAGTTCTAAGGCGGATGACTAGAATGCTACAATTATGGCAAGAGAGATTTGCCGAAGCCCGGCCGATCGTTAGCCAGTATTTCAAGGTAGAGCTGATCCCGCTCTTACAAGAGTGGATAGCCGAATTAGATCCGACTCAACCAAGGAGGTAACTATGATCAAAAACCCCTACACTATACACCCCGACGAAATTCAGCCGGGCGACGTATTCGTACAAACCGTCACCATCCACGTGAATCGAAGGGATTCTCTAGGGCGTGTGCTAGTCCGAGCGTACCGTTGTGGCTACCCACCCCAAGTCTCGGACGACGGCATTCCTCAAGGCAATCCTATTGCTCCGGAACTCCTCAATGCAATCCTCCAGGCGTTTGCACCTACCCTACTGGATGTAAACGCTCAACCGGACCTTTAATGCTATGGTCACACCAACTAGCTACGATATTGAAGATGCGGCAACGGAGTTAGGTTTCTCGGCTATGTACATTCGGGTGTTAGTTCATAGTGGACGCCTTAACTCTACCATGGAACCTATCACTCCAGGTTCCTTGGTCACCAAGCATGTGATTACGGCCGAAGAGCTGGAACGCTTCCGGAACGAGGTACCACACAAATCGAAGCGCGCCGACGGACGGAACAAGTTCATCATCTACTTGCTTCCTACCGAAATTGCACCCGCCCGAAAGGCTTTGGAAAAGGCGGGGCTACCAGAGGTCGCAAGTGGAATCAGGCCATCGAACAGGCTAAAGGGCTACACCCCACCAACCAAGGGGGGTAAAAAGTGAGCCCTTTTCATGTGTATGACTCCTTCACAGGTGAGGAGTTCCCGAAGCACTCCATGGCGGCGGTTTCTTACTCTCCGTTGTGGCAGCTCGTACGCCTCCGGTGTCACTTCAAGACGTTGGACGCTACACGTGTGGCCGTTGCTACACTAGATGTGTATATAGGGTTGTCAGCTAGTAAAGAGGAGAGGCAATATCGTGCCTGGCGGGCGGCTAACTTATTGAGGGCAGTACCTCTTGCAACTCCGTCGTCGATTGGCATCCACTATGTTGACCGGGAGGTTGGTAGCTATATGCCCACCCAAACCGAAAGGCTCTTCAAACTAACCCAAGAGGTAGGGCTACCGACTTACTGGGACTGGGCGGTCACGCGGAGGGAGGTACTTAGTTTGTGGCAGAAGACTCCCGAGCTCTTCATGCACTGCATCAAGCAGAAACGAGGGCTCGTAGCTCGCAGGGCACACCAAGGCCCTAAGAATGAACTACGTTACTACCTAACGATTTGTCAGGACATTATGGATGAATACATCCCACTCGCATTGTTCAAGGAGACCTATGACCAAAATGCAGAATGACCCCCCACAAGCCGTTTCCCCCAACGACGACCACGTACCTGACAGGCAGAAGGCCCTAGCACAGGAAAAAGCTAGGCTAACCTTCCACCAGCCTACACGGCAAAAGCATTGGCGCCCCGCTGGTCATGAGGAGGCCGAGGAGGCCGAGGCCGAGGAGAAGAGGCGGCGTAAGATGGCAAAGGCAAGTACAAAAGCGAACCGACGGCATGCAAACAAGAAACGCAAAGCGTCAAGGCCCAAGAGGCATAAATGACCGCTCAGACTATAGCCTTTATAGCGTTGGCAGTAGCTTTTGCCATCCAGACCTACATCACCGGCCGAGTCTTGTTCCGACACCAACGAGTCCTCGAATGGTTTGCCCAACACATCAAGCTGGACTCCCGCAATATACCCGCGGGCATTCCAAAGGACCTACAAGCACTGATTAAGGAGGAGGCCAATATCGACGATACGACAAAGTCCTAAAAAACACTAGCCAAAAACTAAAGAGGCTGTTACAATTACTTCAACATCAATCAACCAGGGCGCCATGCCCGCACACAAACCGAAAGGAGCTTTACCATGGCACAACTCGATCTGAGCAACATCAAGTGGCCCGACAAGATGGATCTGCGCACAGCCTCCATCTTCCTGGAGCTGTCTGACATGCGTGTGCGTACGCTCGCGCGTGAGGAGACGCTCCCCTCGACGAAGGACGAAGAGGGCAATTGGGTCTTCGCACTGGCCGACCTCAAGGCCTACAAGTCCACTCCGCACCCCCGCAAGGGTGGTGGTGGCGGTGGACCTCGCGGTGAAGGCAAGACCTGGAAGATCAAGGTCAAATTCGAGGACGTCGAGAAAGTGAAAGCCGCCCTCGCCCCCTTCGGCATCGTCCTCCAGCCCGCGTACGACGCGGCAAAGATGAAGGAAGGCAATATCCGGCGCAAGGCAGCGAAAGCGGCTGCTACGGCCAAGTCAACGGCCGGCTATCAGCAGGCCAAGCAGGCCTCCAGCCCCACCAAGAAATAACTCCAACGGAGGTAGGCTCTCACAAAGGGAGCCTACCTCCTAAGGACATGATGAGATGATCATACTTGCATTGGATCCAGGAGCAACTACCGGCTATTGCCTAGTCGACGACAGTACCGGCTTTGGAGTTGTGAGCGTTGGTGAGATACCGTGGGATTCCCGTCTCGGGTTGCTCACGGCCCTCATCGGCGGCACGTCCGCACACAACGGGCTGCTGCAGCCCCAGGCCGTGGTCGTTGAAGCATTCCGTTTACGACCTGGCCGAGCGATGGAACAGGTCGGTTCGATATTTCCAAGTGTGCGTATCATAGGCATCATCGAGGCGCTGCTCTACCAACGTCCCGACCGTTCGAAAGTACCCCTCGTCTTTCAAGAACCTGGCATTATGGCCCGCGTAGAGGTCCTACCAGAGCACGCCGACCTCTTCGTAGGCATGCCGCATGCAAAAGACGCCTATAAACACGCCCGCTACTATACCCTAACAACCAGAGAGCACACATGAACAATCAACACCTTGACGTTATACTAACCGAATGCTGTTGTACCGAAATGGCTCGAGCAAGGACCGTAGGCACCATCGTAGAGTGGTCCACCGGCACCCTTGCTATCCGAAATACTCCTCACATGGTCGACGACGGCAACGGCGTTATGGATGACATGTCTGGAGAATGTCCTATCAAATTCTGCCCATTCTGCGGTTCGGAGCTTCCGCACACATGAGCGCCAACGGAGTATACGTTCACGTAGCATACCTCAAGCGGGTGCTGAGAATTGCCGCAAAAGAGGTTTTCGGGGTGGAAGCCTCTGAGACCCAAATTCAACAAAAACTCGACGCTTGGCATAAGGAAGCAAGGCTACCGGTGAACCATGCACTCAAAGAAGAGCGTATCCTCTCAAATCGCGTACCTGTTCAAACCGTGGATTGTAAAGCGGCCTAATGGCGGTTGTCAAGTCTTGTTCCCCCTCACAGAACTCGACAAACTCGTCGCGGCGATAATCAAGATAGTGAAAGCAGGCGAGTCATAAAAACACCTTACCCATTCCAAGTACAGGCCATCCAGGCGCAAAAATGATGCTACATTCGATCCCCCCTGCAAATCGCCAGCCCCGGCACCCCCCTAGTTCCATGCGGGCTGCTGCGAATGCCGGCCTTACTATGGTCGGGAGGCAAAGCCGCCAACCGACTCCCTCCGAAGAAACATTCCGGCCTAAGACTGTCCGCCCTAACCCTCAAGTCCAGGAACAAAAGGAAGGCTATTACAAAGCCGTTGAATTGCTCGCCAAACAGTTAACCGGACTAGCTGCTGCTGCTACCGATCCGAGTGAGATTTTACATTGGCAGCGGGCACTAGACCAGTTGAAGGAGAATACAATATGGTAGCCGACGAAAGTGATGTCGTTAACTCTATGATCAGCGTTCAGACTAGATATTTCCCCGAGCTTCAAGGTACGCTATTTGAGATCGTGTTTGATCAGTCTTTCGATGGCGTGGTAGGCCGTGCGCTCTCCGGGAAAGTGCCTAAAGTGATCCTACATTACAGCGATATCCGTATTTTGGAGCCAGCGTACCGTATGGGCTTGGTCCCAGTTATCGCCCACGAGCTAGCGCACTTTATCGATCCAGTCGATCCCGAACGTATCATGCGTGAACGGCTGCCTGCGCCGATGATGGCACTGTGGGAAGAACTGTTAAAGGAGGGTTACGCTAAATGCTCCATGGCACAATCACTACGATGAAAACACCTTACCCATTCCAAACACAGGCCATACAGGCGATTACTGAGTCGCCTGGTTTCCTGCTATGTGATGAATGTGGCTTAGGCAAAACGTTGCAAGCCATCGAGATTGCCAAAGCTACTCGCAAAACAACGGCGGGATGGCAATGCTTGGTTATCACACCACCAGTACTGATCCCCCAGTGGAAAGCCGAGATTGAGGGTCAAGACCCAGGGCAGCTGATCACCATCGTAAACCGCATGCCCCTAGACTACGCATCGCTAAGCGGGTATATACTAATGAGCATTTACGACCTTACATCCGCAATCGTTCGGCAACCCCTGTTCACCCACCTCTTCGACATGACCATCGTCGATGAAGCGCACAGGATCAAAAATCGGAAGACGAAGACCGCGATGTGGATAAAACAGATCCCTGCGGCCCGCCGGCTTTGCCTGACCGGTACCCCTATGGAAAAAAACCCCGCGGACTTATGGTCGCTACTCAACTACGTTGCTCCTGACGACTTTCCCGCCTACTGGGGCTTCGTTATGACCCACCTTCAGGTCACCGAAGGGTACTTTGAGAAGTACGTGGTCGGTGGTGCAAAAAACCCCGCGAGGTTTGGAGAGCTATTACGCCCGTACATGCTCCGGCGTACTAAGGTGCAAGTCGCCCCCCAACTGCCCGAAAGAATCGACATATTGCAACAGGTAGCTTTGGGAGAGGAGCAGGGTGCCTTGTACGACGAGGTCCGGCACCAAAAGGATATCTTGGTAACCGCCGGCGGGCAAGAATTTCTAATTCAAAATGCCCTCGTACTGCTTACCCGCTTACAGCAAATCTCCGCATGGCCCCCATTGTTGGGCTTTGAAGGGGTGCCTTCAGGCAAGCTCGATTGGCTTCACGAGTTCCTCCTAGATCACCCCGATGACCGAGTTGTTATCTTTACCCGATTCCGCAACCTTGCAATTTACCTAGCTGTGATGTTGGACTGCGACATTATCATCGGAGGGCGGAAAGAGATGTCCGCCGAGCCTAAGGTCCTCGTCGGCACCATTGACGCTATGGGTGAAGGACTAAACTTAGGTTGGGCAAAACATGCTATCTTTTTAGATTCGCACTGGAGTACCATTCGCATGTCACAAGCCCTCGACCGCATTCACAGGATCGACATCAAGGAGCCCAAGAATGTGTATATGCTGTTTTCTACACTCGAAGACAAGCTTGTCTTGGACGCGTTGGCAAATAAGTGGTCGGAAGCGGAATTAGTCTATCACTTTATAGACACTCTATAGATATAATAACTAGGCCCTTCCTTTTTTCAATCAAAGAAGTTATAATTTTAGACTATTATGGAACCTCTACGATTGTGTACCAAGTGCGGCGAATTCAAGCCCCTATCGGCGTTTTACAAGCAAACGGCGAGTCCTGACGGCTTGAATAACCATTGTAAGGAGTGTATATATGCATACGTTGATGCACATAGAGAAGTACACAAAGCACGCCGCGCGGCACGGCGAAAGGCGAGCCAAGAACGCGATGCAGCATATATTGCCCATTACAAAACACGCGATGCCGCATCCATGCGTAAGCGTAAGTACAACCTTACGACGGAGGGTTACAATGCTTTGGTAGCCGCCCAAGAAGGCAAATGTGCAATCTGTGGCAACCCTCCAGTAGAAGGCAAGGAGTTATTTGTGGACCACAATCACCTATCCAACAAGGTGCGTGGACTGCTTTGTCACAGGTGTAACCAGGGCTTGATTGATGACATTGCTTGGCACCAGAAGGCTATTGAATACTTGCAAGAGGCAGGTAGAGATGCAGTCGATCCATATTAGCGACGTGAGGATGTTCCGCCAATGTAGACGTAGTTGGAATTGGGCATCTAGGATGAGAGGCAATTTAGAGCCTACGGTGCCCTACCCGCCATTCTACGTTGGCCGTATTGTCCATACAGCTTTGGAGTTGTATTACCGGGACGGTACCCCTCTGCTAGATTCGATGGAAGCAAATCTTGATAAGGATGCCCGCAACTTGTGGCCGCAAGAGGTGGTAACCTTCGACGAGCAGGTGGCCCTCATGCATAATATGTTGCTTCACTATAGTATGTGGACAGCATTAGACAAGAAGGCGTACTCGGATAGTAACCTTGAGTTTGTTTCGCTGGAACAAGAGTTCGAAGTGCCGATGCCTACGCCATCAGGCCGACCTTCGCGGAAGTTTTTGCTAGCAGGACGCTTTGATGGTGTAGTGAGGCACAAAGAGACCGGCGAGTATTGGGTGTGGGAAACAAAGACCACCCGCAGTATCGAGGAACTAGTTAGGTCGTTAGCAAACGACGAGCAGTGCGGCGTCTATATGTACGCGGCGAATAAAATGCTTGGCGTGCCGGTAGTTGGAGTGCTCTACAATATAGTGAGAAAAAAGGCGCCGACACGCCCTACGGTTCTACAAAGCGGGCTGTTGTCAAAGAATACGAGTGTCGACTGTACCGCTTTCTTTTATCTAAACTGCATCAAGGAACTATATCCTGATTGGACTAAGGAAACGATTGCGGACTTCTTCGGCGACATTCTAGAGACCCTTGTGCCGAACGAGTCAAAGTTCTTTATGCGCTACCCCGTTTACCGTTCCCCGATGGAAATCAAAAACCTAATGCAAGGGCTCTATTACACTGCCTGCGAGATGACTCGTAAGTCGTTACGTATATATCCTTCACCGAGTTGGTTGAGCTGTAATTTTTGCGTTTTCAAGGGGCCTTGTTTAACAATGAATATGGGGGGCGATTACGAAGTACTTCTTCGTGAGGAGTATCAGTCCCGCGACCTCGAAACACTATCAAAGGAGAATGGAGATGTCTAAACGTTTTGCAGAAGAGGAAGGGGGACTGAGGGGCCTCATTTACGGGCAGCCCGGTTGTGGTAAGACTGTCTTAATGGCTACAGCTTGTGATGACGAGCGCTTCGGGCGTGTCCTAGATTTAGATGCCCATGGCAACCCGGAAGTACTGCGCCGCCGGAAGGACAAGCCCGACATCCTTGCTATGGAGGCCATGGAAGACTTCAATGAGCCCTACCGTTGGCTATCCGACGGGCAGGAACCGAAGGACGATGTTGCTAGGGAGTTCAAGCTCACTCCTCCTTATAAGACTATCTTCGTCGACAGTACAACCGAAGTGCAGCGGTTCGTTACATCTATCATCACTGGTTCACTTAATGCCGCACCAGGAGACATAGTTGGAGGCCTAGATCGACTGGGCTTCGGTAAGTTGTTTGGTACTATGATGCATTGGTCGACAAAGATGTTTGAGCTCACCAAGCCCCCACACAATCTCAATGTCTTCTTCAATTGCCACGAGGCCTGGAAGCAAGACGAGAAACAGATTTTTCATTACGCACCTCTTATCTGGGGTCAGTCAGGACTAGAGTTACCCGGATATGCTTTGCTTGTGATGCGCCTTACTGTAAAATCTCGCGTCGATGGAGACATTAAGGCATCCGACACCGCAGTGTTCGACGATGGGGTATTCAATGTTGGACAGATACGGGCAACGACGCAATCATACGCCAAAGATCAGTACGGCTGTGGTGTGACGCATATTATCAATCCTACAATGGCGAAAATCATGGACCTCATTAGACAGGGTAGCTTATGACCGTTCACCATTCACCATTCACCATTCACCATACGAAAGGAAACCAACATGCCGAGTATCAATTTTGCACAAGTTAAGGGCCTCGAGCCCGTTCCCGTCGGCAATTACACCGCAACTATCATCAAAGCCGAGACCGGGGTGTCCAAAAAGGGCAACGAGAAGATTGACCTCCAGTGGCGAGTCGAAGGCGGGGCGTTCGATGGCCGCATTATCTTCGACACGCTGACCTTTACCGAGAAGGCTCTCTTCCGGGTCAAGGCAACCTTGAAAGGTTTGGGATTCCCGGACAACTTCAAAGGTGAGGTCAGGTCCGATATGCTCGTCGGCAAGTCTGCCAAACTTACGGTGGACATCCAGATGGGCGAAGGCACGGACGAACAGACCGGCGAGGTCTATCCGCCCCGCAACCGTATCAAGAAGGTTGCCCAGCTCAAGGGCAAGTAAGTAAGTACCCATAAGCTACTCTGTCTAATGAGGTTTATGATATGGATCCTATTCTCGCACAAGCTATTGAAGGACGCAAAGCTGAACAACATGCCAAATATGTACGGCGCCGGGAAACCCAACTTGCAACGGAGAAAAGACGCTATGACAAGCGAACTACTTTCCTAAACGAGTACAAGGCTTCTCAGGGGTGCTTGCGTTGTGGTAATCGAAACCCGATTGTATTGGACTTTCACCACCGAGACCGCAATGGGAAGGAACTTACTACTGACCAGTTGCACCATGGGCGCCTAGAAGTAGTAAGAGCCGAGATTGCAAAGTGCGATGTGCTATGTTCTAACTGTCATCGTATAGTTGAGCACAAAATAAGGGTAGCGTCGCATGACTATGCCTAACGAGTTCTTAGCATGTTTCGCATTCGGTGGTTTGTTGGCAGTTGCAGTAGATAAGCCGTTGCCGACCTTTACTAAGTACTATACCCCCGAACAAGTCTCGTCGCTTGTAATTCCGGAGGGCAAGGACGCTTATTTCGGTCCTGCAATGAGGTCTAACCTAGGGGCTGACAAAACTGATATACTTGGGTCTGTTGCTTTGTGGGTAGACATAGATAATGTACAAAAGCCGCTAAGCACACTCCTGCCCTCCGCGGTGGTGTTTAGTGGTCACGGTTGGCACCTTTATTGGTTCCTTGACTCACCAGTATTGGATATTGAGACTCTCGAGAGCCTTAACAAGGTTATGGAGGGGGACGTACCAACGGCGGACAAGGGCTGCTGGAACGCAAACCGCGTGTTAAGAATTCCGGGAACGCTCAACCAAAAGGAGAAACTACATGTTCCAGTACGTTTGGAGGGCTATCAGCCTGAACGACGGTACAGCCAAGCCGATATTGCGGTTATTGCAGGACTGGACAGTAAGACGCGGCATAAGATTCGAACCGGAGACCATCGAGGTTACAGGTCCCGCAGTGAACGTGATTGGGCAATTGTTACCCGGCTCGTGCAGTGCGGCGCCAGCGACGATCTTATTCGAGCTATTTTTGCGGGGCAACCTTGTGGTGATAAGTCAAGTGAAAATCCTGCCTATTTGGGCCAGACTATCGAGCAAGTTAGACTAAAAGCCCCGAGCGTTGCAGCCGTAACCGATGCAAGTGGAATCGAGGAGTCAGAAGATGGATACATCATCCAGACCAAACGAGGTCCTAAGCGCCTCAGTACCTTTACGGTTTCCCCTACCGTCTTACTCGATGGCAGTAAATTCGGTGCTGAGGATGCAATTGTCGGCGATGTGCATGCAGCAGGTTATACCTGGGAAGGTATTACTTTCAGCCGCTCGGCTTTTACATCTGTCAACAAGTTCGACCGTGAGGCTCCTGTTGCCGCGTGGCAGTGGTTGGCACACGACGACGATTTACGTGCTCTCCTTCCCTTTCTCCTTGACCAATTACGTGCGGCAGGGCTACCGAAAGTTGGAGCTACCTCAGTCCTTGGTCTACACAAGATTCATGACACGTGGCTGTTCCTTGGCAACAAGCAAGTTATTGGCGCGAAGGAAGTCTGGCAAGGACACGACGGTCCAATCTGTTGGCTACCTTCGCAGAAAGAACATCCAATACTCAACTTGGAAACGAAAGTCTCTAAGGGCGAGCTCAAGACAGTCAGAGAGCTCGTCCCAATGCTAAATGCGGAGTCTACAATATGGCCGATGATAGGATGGTACGCTGCAAGTATCTTGAAGCCATGGTTAGAGGAACACCATTACCGTTTCCCCATTCTCAACGTGGCAGGTACAAAAGGCTCAGGTAAGACGACGTTGATACAGAGGGTGTTCCTGCTGTTGCTGGGCCAGATAGACCCGAAGACGTACGACGCGGGGACGACAAGGTTTGTCACGCTTGCTTTGCTAGGCTCATCCAACGCCGTTCCTATCGCGTTCAGCGAGTTTCGTTATGAACTTGTAGAGCGACTCTTGCGAACCATACTCCTCGCGTATGATACTGGACACGATCCTCGAGGTAAGGGTGACCAGACAACTGTAGACTACCCATTATCTGCACCCTTCAGCGTTGATGGAGAAGACCTAATTGCAGATCCCGCAGCTAGAGAGCGTCTTGTAGTTGCCCGATTACACCCCGAGGCCATCGCAGAAGGTTCCGCGGCATATATAGCATTCCACAACCTGAGGGAAGCGATGCCACTCAACTTTGGCGGTCACTATGTCCAACAGGTCCTCAAGTTAGAGCCAGAGTGGCAACGGATGCTTGATGAAGCTCGCGAAGCGCTTTTTAAGGCCTATCCCACGAAACTTCCCGACCGTGTGAGGGCTAACCACATCGTCGCGTATTTCGGCATAATGCTTTGGTGTGCCGTCACCCAGACAGCGCTACCTGCACCTACAATTCTTGAAGAGAGCATTTCGTCCGTGTTTAACTTAAAGAGTGGCCGTGCGATGACGTTAGCGGATTCGATGGTCGAAGATTTGGTCAATGCGGTAGCACAAGGTAACGCGTACTTCAATTGCGCTCTCAAAGCTGACGAGGGCCAGCTGTGGTTTCAATTAGCTCCAGCACATGCTTGGTGGGTGTCATCCAGACGTCGTCAGGGCCGGGGTGCACTCGAGAGGGACGCCATTCGTGCACAACTCAAGGAAGCGCCCTACTCAGTCTCACCTCAAGTCTTGAACGACGTCTGGATGTACGGTGTCGACCTACAGAAAGCCGCAGACGCAGGGTTAGACGTTCCTACCAAAATATCGGAACGTGTATTCGTTGTGAGGTTCTAGTATGAGCAATAGCGAAAGTCTCGTGGATTCTCTATCGTTTGCCCTTCTACAGGTTATCCGGGACAATCCGGTCCTGATAGCCATGATACAGGAGTTGAAGTGAGGTTCCGATGGATACAGGAAAAGGAAAATTCGAGATTGTCAATGCTAAAATCGAAGATGAACTTAAAGAGGCAATGCAGAGGATGGAGGCAAAGTATCCCCAGCACGGTGGTTGGTTCCACGTTGGCGAAGTTGTTGAGCTCCGTGGTAGTCGCTTTAGAGTGAAAGCGGTCAAACCCACCGAACTCCGCCTCAAGCTATTACGGCGTAAGGAATCGATTGGTGCCTAATATAGATTTCGTCGCGGTTGATACGCCTCGCTTTACCCGTCCCGAGTTACTACGGCACGGAACAATCCCGCATGCGATGTATGGGGTTGCTCCTCGGAACATCAAGGGGGGAGCTTGGTGGGACGTTACCAGACGAGCGGCGTATGAGGCAAACAACATGAGATGTTGGGCGTGTGGAGGCCCGGGACCTCTTGAGGCTCACGAAGCGTATCAGATTGACTACTACAAGTACCGGATGATATTCATTGAGACTGTGGCGTTATGTAGTTATTGCCACACGTTCATACATATTGGCCGACTTATTGGAATGTTCGCTCACGGTGAAGTATCGTCTACGGCGACTAAGAGAGTTGTCTTACATGGCTACCAAGTACTTAAAGCCGCCGGGCTCAAGTGCCCTTGGCAAACCAGAGTCGTCGGCAGCGACCGGCTACCTTGGAAAGGTTCCACTGGGTGGATTCGGAAAGTGCTAACCAACTGTGACCCTATTGAGTACTTAGTAGAGGGGACCAGGTGGTGTCTAGTCTTTGAAGGAAAGGAGTATTACCAATATGCCTTATAGCATATCGCGTGCGTATTCTTTTTGCGCCGCACATAGGATTGAAGGCCATCCTAAATGCGGCCGGCTGCACGGTCACAACTACGAAGTTATTGTCGAGTATGCCCATCCCGCTATCCCACAAGACGGGATGCTCATCGACTACGGCGAACTCGACAAGATCGTGAAGCCTATCATCGGCCGGATGGACCACCGCTACATTCTATCGTCGAGTAACATCTTGATGAATGATCCCTACAGGAAGGTCGCGTTTGAACGCGGTGACGTGTTTGAGTTACCTACGGCTGCATCAACAGCGGAGCTTCTTGCGGAGTTTCTGTGGAACGAGGTCTTCCAAGCCCTTCGGCTTGACTATCCTGTCTACCCGCAGAACCTAAGGATCATCGTGAAAGAGACGCCGAAGAGTAGCGCCGCCTACCAAGGAGAGGTGCCAAAATGAAAACACTTACAGAAGAGCGACAAGCGGTATACGGGAACGCTAGTACACTAACAGGTCAGATGTGTCGGCTTGTTATTGGCGACCTCACAATCTTGTGCCTTCACCATCCAGAAATGTTCCACCCTTGGATAAGGATATTGAACAAGTTACTCCGTATACTGTACTCGCCGACTAATGTAGACCACTGGGTAGACATCCGGGGCTACACGGAGATCGTTATCCACCATTTGACTGCGGAAGGAAAGGGTAGTGACTGAAGACTCTTGCTCGACGTACCAGATGCGTAACTTCTACGCGCAGTTCGGCGACGGCTTCTTTACCTCGTTGGATGTTATGAACTATATACAGCATGCGGCTGTCGTGCGTAAAGCTCGAGACGACGACAACGTTCTGGACATCTGCTGTGGGCGGGGCCTCTTGCTTCCGTTACTACGTTATCAGAAGAAGACTATAAATTCATACACAGGTGTTGACCTTGAACCAAACAATGTGATCTTTCGGACGCGTCGAGTTACAGACGGCAAGCCGGTAGCGCCCGGCTACTACCCCTTCAAGGTATACTTTGCTAAGGTAGATGCAGTCGAAATGACTAACCTACTTCCCCTTAACCACTACGACTTACTAGTGTATACCTCGTCGATTGAACACATGACTCCTGATAGGGGTAAACAGTCAC